AAAATATGTTACTTTTGACGATTTGAATAAAAAATTAGAAGATATTGATTTTAGTGATATCGACGATTTAAAAGTAGATTTAGATAATATCAAAAAAGAAATGAAAGATATTAGATCTAGATTAAAATCTAAGACTAAGGAGTAATTATGAATAATCCTATGAATTTTTTAAAAACTATCGCAGGGAATCCAAAGAATGCGGTAATGAAAATGATTGGTAATAATGCTAATCCGGTAATGAATAATCTAATAAACATGGCTAATCAAGGTAATACAAAAGGCATTGAAGAGTTCGCAAAAAATCTATTTAAAGAAAAAGGTTTAAATTTTGATGAAGAATTTTCTAATTTTATGAATAATTTCAAATAATAAGAATAATTGGTTTTTAATATAATTTGCAAGCCCTAATTATTTTTATAAGGAGGAATTATGAGAGACAATTCATTAAGTCCAGCTGATGTAGCACTGATAACTGGAAATAATAGAGACAACGCTGGTTTTGGCGACGGAACCGGTGCATGGTGGATAATTATTTTCTTAATCTTTGCGTTTGCTGGTTGGGGAAGAAATGGTAATGGTTTGTTCGGTGGTAATGGCAGCGGTGCTAATGATAACTATATACTTGCAAGTGATTTTGCCACAATTCAAAGACAGCTTAGTGATGGCTTCGGTGATTTAACATCGCAAGTTCGTTATGTTCAAAATGGCTTATGCGACGGATTATACGCCCAAGCACAATTAATTAATGGCGTAAACCAAAATATTGCTAATGGGGTATATACACTTAATGCGTCTGTAACAAATAGCGGTTATGAAACTAGAAATGCTATTCAAGGTCTATCAAGTCAAATAGCTGATTGTTGTTGCAAAAATCAAAATGCTATTCAAGGTATAAGTTATAATTTAGCTATGAATACTAACCAACTACAAAACACTATGTGTATGAATACTAGAGATATTGTAGACAGTATTAATGGCAATTATCGTGCTTTACATGATGAACTTATCGCTAACCGAATTGAAGATAAGAATGCTCAAATCGCATCACAACAAAACGAAATCAATGCGTTACGTTTAGCTGCATCACAAAATGCACAAAATAACTATTTAGTTAATCAATTAAAACCTACACCGGTTCCATCATATCCAGTTGTAAACCCTAATTGTTGCTTAAATTATCAAGTAACAAATGGTTGTTGTGCTGGAACAAATATAATCTAATGCAAATGCCTATAAGGTAGCCCGATTACGGGAACTTGCAAATTGGTCGAAATCGACCAAATTAAAGATAGGCTAAAAACCTATCTTTTTTATTAAAATATTAAAAAAAAGCACATTAAAAATGAAAATAATGTGTAAAAATGTGCAAGAAAACACATTAAAAATGGAAATAATGTGTAAAATATTAGAAAGGAAAATAAAAATGATAGAAAGTGTAATTAATAGTCCAATTGCTTTATCAAGCAATTCTAGTGTTGTAACTTTTACAAAAGATGATTTAAGAACAAGAAGTGCCAATTGTTGTGGTTGGTTACAGCACGAAGAAGGTTCACCACTTTATAAAATTTTAAAAGGTGGTATTTACGAAATAGATTTAGATGCCGTGTTAACTAGTGCTACGGCTGGTATTGTAGCATTAGGTATTTATCAAGATGGCATTTTGATTCCTAATTCTGTTTCTGCACAAACTTTAGCTGCAGCAGGAAATTTGGCAAGTGTTTCTAGTAATAAAAAGATAAGAATATGTTGCAATTCAAATTCTACTTTAACAGTTGCTTCAGTACCTAGTGTTTTCGCTGGTGCTACTCCAGTTGCAACAGATACCCAAATACCTATAATCATTAATGGTACGCTAAATGTTAGTGTTGCATGCTAGGAGGCGCTATGGAAGAGGAAAAGAAAAATAATGAGCTTATCCCAAAAACTAGGGAAGAAGTTGAAAAAATAATGGAAAATATAGTAAACAATGGTCTACAAATTGAAGATATTGATTTACTATATAAATTAATTGATATTCATAAGGATATCGAAAACGAATGTTATTGGAAAATTAAGGAGGAAAATATGAGATATTACAATGATAATTCTTATGCTGGCGGACGTTCGAGAGATGCCCAAGGTAGATATGTTGATAGAGGACGTAGATATCGTGGAGAAGATATGATCGATAGAGTTCACGACGATTATAGAAACTATAACTACGGCAAAGATACATATTCTGGCAATACTACGCAAAGTTTAGAATATATGATGCAATCAATTGTTGACTTTATGTCAATGTTGCAAGACGAAGTTGGTTCCCAAGAAGAAATGGATATCATTAGAAGATATTCAAGAAAAATTAGTGAAATGTAATGTATCGTTATTACAATGCTAATCCTAAAGGCTTGTTGACTGATGATTGTGTGCTTAGAAGTATAAGCGTAGCGGAAGGAATAAGTTGGGAAGAGTGTCAAAGAAAACTAAGTTATTTATCGGGTAAAAAAGGTTTGCTATTGAATGATGTTGAATTTGTAGAGGACTACCTGGACAGATTATATCCACGGAAATGTTATGATAATATGACAATAGGACAATTTGCAAAAATATGTCCTAAAGGTCATTTTGTAGCTACTACGCAAGGACATATAACTGCTATTATAGACAATGTAATAGTCGATACATTCGATTGTTCTGATAGAGATTTATATTGCTGTTGGCAAATAATGTAAGGAATATTGACAAATAACCAATTGTATTTTATAATTAAAAGGAAAGATTCGTCTTTCTCTATACGGTAGATACCCAAGTGGTTAAGGGAATGGTCTGCAACACCATTATGCGTGAGTTCAAATCTCACTCTATCGTCCAATTAAAAATAAAAGTGCAAGTCTTGCACTTTTTTAATTTTGACTAAATAATGAAAAAATGATATAATCAATTAAAGGAGAGTGATACTATGAAACAAGCATGGGACGACTTAAAGAGTGCTGTAACAATAATATTCGCTGTAGCATTAGTTATTCTATTATTTATCGCTGTTTTTAAGAGCGAAGATGTATTTAACTCGGTGTTCTTATTATTTACAAACTTATGCACAGCCGTTTTCACATTCTTTTTTACAAAAAAGAAAGAAGTAACTGAAAATACAGAAAAGAAAGAAGGATAAATTATGAGATGCCCAGTAAATTATGTCAAAGTAAAACAAAAATTTGGTAAACACAATGGAGTTGATTTTGGTTGGGATAGTATTTGTGGTCATAATCAACCTATTTACGCCTGTGATGATGGTGTTGTTATCTATAATCGTAAACAAATAACCGGAGGATATGTAATTGCCATTAAGCATAATAATGGTTTTATATCTTATTATGGACATTTGAAAAAAGATAGTCAAAGAGTTCATGAAGGTGATAAAGTTAAAAAGGGACAACAAATTGCCAATATGGGAATGACCGGTATTGTAACCGGATATCACTTACATTTTAGTTTATCAAAGAGTACAAAACTTTTTGATAAGAAAACATATGTCAACCCATTAAATTATATCAATGTTTACGATAATCAAACAATTTTTAAGGATAGCAAAGCTTCGATTACACGTACAAAGCATTGTACTGCAAAAGACGGATTAAATATTAGAACAACTACTAACACTAAAGGAAAGATAGTAAAGACTGCTCAATACAATGAAGAAGTTGAAACTTATGGTACAAAGAATGGTTGGAATATTGTAGATAATGTTCGTGGTTATTATTGTAGTAATAGATTTGTGAAGTAGCCTATGGATAGAGTCTCATTAGAGTTAGTAAGATTATATGGAAATCCCGACGTAGATTGGTTGAATTATAAAATAACTAGAGATAATCCTATATCGTTCCACCATATTCAAAAAGATTGCGATGGAGGAAAACGAGTTATAAGCAATGGGGGATTGCTTACAAATTATTCTCATAGGTATTTACATATAATTGAAACTAGAGAATACAAATTATATCTTGTATTAAATAATATCCTTAAACTGATAAATATGAGAGGATATAACCCAACTAATGAAGAACGAAAAATAATAAATGAGATATTTTTAGAGTTTGAATATTATCACAAAAAAGATTTAAACAACAAAGGTAAAACATTAATAAGAAAAGAGTATCTAAATAGATACTCCTAACACACATTTAAGCCTAGTAATAGGCTTTTTTCTTTGCAAAAATATTATAGATTTAAGTTTTTATACTTACAATAGTTGTCAATCTTGATAAGTAGTTTTCGTATATGTTTGTAATATACAGGTGGAGAAATATAGTTTTCCATGCAACTTTTAGCCATTGAATCACAGTTATAAATTGTCATCAGTAACTTTATTTCATCGTCATTTAAGTGCATATCTTTTATGATTGCCATTAATTGAGGATAGCTAAGACTAGATATCTTAATCTTCATTAGTTTTAATTCTTTCGTTGTCATCTTTATTCCACCTATATTAAGTATATAATAAAAAAGACACCGAAACGTGTCAAATAGGTGCCAAAAAACGTAAACAAAATGTAAAGTATAAATATTATTTACGTAAATCATTAAATTGCTTTTAATATTTTACGTTTTATCGAGTTAATTCTTCTCTTTATAGTACGTTCGCTATAATGAAGTTCTAATGCAATTTTTGTTATACTTTCATTCTTTAAACGTTTTTCTAAAATAATTTCTTCTTCATCACTAAAGTAACAATTGGTTTTGAAATACTCTACCTCGTCTTTAGTAAAATCAATTTTCATTTCTTTTTTCTTCTAGCTATTTTTTTAGTTCCATTGCGTCTACGTGATGATGAAGAACTTGATGTTTTATGAGTTCTTGTTGTAGTACGTCTACTACTAAATGTTTGTCTAATTCTCATTAATCAATATTACCACTTTGACTAATATTTGTATTGTCATTATCACTAATATCTTGGGTAAGGTTGGCATCGGTAGTAGTTGTAAAATCATATTGGTTCAAATACCAAACGAAGATACCAATTGTTGTAAACCATAATACCAAGACTGTAATGATTATGATACCTAGTAATTTGATTATAAACTTCTGCGTCTTTAGCATTTCAGTTGCCATAGGTACTTCTTTTATCGCATCATTCATATTTAATCTCTCCTTTTACTAGATTATACCATAACATAATATATTAGTCAATGTTTTTTCCTTTCTTTAGAATATCTTGAGCTTCATATGCTTTATTTATATATTTTACTTCCTCTTCAAACAAATGATTTTGGATATTAAACTTCTTGCAAATTCGTAAATATTCGTCAATCTGCTCGAAAATTGATAAATATTCGTCTCTAGTCTTCAAGCAACCTTTTCGTAAATCACTCGCAAAACTAACAATATTGTAACGATATTGCATACGATTTTGATTTTGCAAGTCTTTTAGCATTGTCTTTAGGATAAGTGCCATTGCAGAACATATAGTTGTCAATGCTCCTATGTATCCTGCTATTGTTTTTAGTATGTCCACGATTGCCTCCTATTCGTTAACCCATTGTAGTGTTCCGTTTTCATTTTTTAGTACTGACATAGTTTCCCTCCTCACATAACATTTTTTCAAGTTCTTTAAAATTGTATTCTTTTGGCTCTTCTAGTGTTTGGACATAGGTGCCGGTGCCAGTTACAACAAGTACGTTTCTTCCCTTTAAAGAATTGTATTTAATTTCTATATTGGCTATTTCGTATAAAGAGCCATGCTCTAAGTAATAGATATTATTGGACTTGTATATCATTTGCCTCTTCCTCGCTTTCTACAACGTTAGTTTGTGCTGTTTCTAAGGCTGTTAACCTTGTATTTATATCAACAAGCTCTTGCTTCAAGAATTTTTCATTTACCTGCAGGTTTTGAATGGTAGTTACAAAATTACGGTAGTATTTAGCATTAATTGTTGGTAATAAATCACTATCAGTGAATATGTTCGTTACTTCATTATAAGATAGTGGCATATCTACTGGACCTAGGTCTATCTTGTATGGAGTGGCAAGCAAATAATAAAATTCGTTTTGATTTGCTGATAGCCAGTTTTTAAATTCTTCAACAGTATAATTTGCTATATCGTTGTAATATATATATATTGTCCCTTTTGAGTTTACTGAAATACCAGTCATATTGTCATATGTATCATATGCAGACTTAGAAACTAATTTATTGCTAATTATGCTAGCAACTTCACTATCTTTAGCTGGCTTAACCATAATCGAGCTCATAGACGAATTGGCAAATCTATTTTTATTGCTAACAGTGGTGCCACTCGTCCCCCATCCTGGTTCTGTACCATTTAAAACGCCTTTCCCAATATACTTATTCATTATCGCATGATATTGTCCATCTTCCTTGTTGTACTCTAAGCTTACATAGTCTTTATTAGTATCGCTAAATTTACCTATGAACTCTCCTTCTGGAAGCTTGGCTGTGATTTGAGAGTAAAGGTGGTCGACGTAGGAAGGAGTAGTGTCATTTATAGATACTATTAAGTTAGTATATATAGCATAGGTCTCTTTTGAAGTATCTGCTCTCACTGTTGAAGCGTATAATCTTATTGCAATGTATTCATTATCTGTTTCTGGTATTATTCCTGTTATTGTAACATCTTTGCTATCTTTATACATATTATAGTTGGCAATATTTACACGATTATTACCTGCTGAATCGCACGAAATTATAGCTACATTTGCATAATAATTTGTCCAATTTTTGGTTTCTTGTAATGTAAATGATAATGTCAATTGCTTGCCAATTAATGCCTTTGATTTCAATAACGGCAATACTAACATGCTGTAATCATCTCTTGCGACTAGCTTATATCCGGTAGGCAAAATTTCAACTCGGCATGATGTGGTAGCAAAAGGTGTTGTATCTAATTGGAGTATATTCTTATTGCAACTAGTAATTTTCAAACTACCCGTGATAGTTTTAATCTCTTGTGGATAATCAGGGCTTGGTAAAGGTTGGCCTCCTGTGTAGGGTTCAAAAGGGATTTGAGTTTCACTAAACCAAATTCTTATTATTGCATTTGTAAGTAACGCACCACCATGAATCCAAAAACCTCTTTTAATAGTATCACTATCAAATTTAAATGGTGCAAATGTGTCTTTTTTTGAAAAAGATTTATCATTTGGAATCATAAATATTTGTTCTTGATTAACAGAACCACTAACTAATTCCCACTTCATGTAATATGTAGTATTTGCTTTAAAAGTATAATCAGAAAATTTAAGACTAAACCCACCTGCACCATTTATTGTGATTGTGCCGTCAGAATTATAAACAACCCTACTGTCCTGAACAACGTTTAAATTACATAAATTAGCTCCACTTGTAGTAACTTGCTTACAAACACCATCAACTTCTAACTCTTGATATTCAGCCATAGCACTATCTTGAATATTGATAAAACTATCGCTAGCACTTCCTGTTTCAAGAATATCGTTTTTAACTCTTTCAAGTTCGTCTCTTGTCTTTTTAGCTCTGTTGTCTACTTCATCTAGTTGCTCCTTTGTAACCTCGCCATTTGTGACATCAAAAGTTGTTTGAGTTCCGTCAGTATAATTAATAGCATAAGTATCTACATTTTCTACGGTTGATACTTTCTCAATGTTTTGAATTCCGTTGCCTGTATCTCCCTTATCTCCTTTGTCGCCTTTATCTCCTTTTTGGCCTTTTAGTTCAACGTATTGGTAAGTCGTTTCTTTAGAATTTTTAACACCTAATTTAGTGCCGTCCCATTTGTAATTGAAATCAGCCCCGTCAAAATCGCCATTGTCAACTTGTGCTTTTAGGCTTTTTATGTATTCTTCTCTTGCATTTTCATTAGAAACACGTTTATTTTCAGCTGTTTTTCTTTCTTCTTCATTTGATTTTCTTGTGTTCTCATTGCTAACGCGTTCTGATTCGGCTTTTTTACGGCTTTCTTCGGCTTTTTCTCTATTAGCCTCACTATTTACCCTGTTTACTTCATTTTCTTCTCTAGTGGTTTCATTTTGCTGTCTAGTGGTTTCGTTAGCTTCACGGATTTCTTCATTCTTTTGACGTTCCGCTTCTTGTTTAATCATTTTTGCTAGTTCTTTATCGGCATTTGATACCCAATCCGGATATGGATCGGGAATACTTTCACTAGCATTTATTGCGTCGCCTACATATCCAGTTAACATCACACTTTTGAAAACAGGATAAGTTGTTTCACTATCTTCATTTATACGTAATTGAAAATAGAATTTAGAATATTTTAAAAGATTATTCTTGATATCTATGTAATATGTATGATAATCATCTGTTTCAGCAGGGATTAATTCTGCAACTTCATCATGTAATACTTCAATATAGCCTACACCTTTAATTGGTGTATCTAATATGAAAGAAAGTTTACCTTGTAAATTTTCCCCATTGATTCCAATAACTTTATTATAATCGCAAGCGTTACCAAAATTATCAAGTTGTATTAAAATGTCTTTTCTCATAGTAAAATCCTTTCTATTATATTATACAATATATTTTTATTTTTAGCAAATTAATAGTTAACCTATAATTGCTCTAATTGTTTTCCAGTCTGTCCATTGGGTTGAAGAATTTGACGTACGATAATATATATCCCCATCTTTTGCAAAAAATATTTGATAGAATGCTGTATTATATGTATATACAGGAGTTGCGCCTAATACAATACATAAACCGACTATATTTTCGTCATAAGGTGTATTTGTTGCTCCCCATGTGATATTATAAAAGCCAATCACTTGCAAATCATTTAAATCTCCATTATATTGCCCACTAGGAATAAACATAGGGGCAGAAAATTCCGCTTTATATTTATAGTTTTCGTCCAATGCCATTTTAAACATAGTGGTTGTAAGTTCTCCATGAATGTCTACAAAACCATCACCTTTATCAATCAATGGGATACCTTGGGTAACATAGCTACTTATATACGTGGATTTGAGTTTATCAAATGTACTTAATTTTATTTGGAAAGCTTTATTATAATCAAATGTATGTGCTATATCTCCGTCATAAGTAATTTCATTTGAGTTGCTTGGAATATCCACAATAATATCGTCTAAGTCTTGCCAATTTCCCGTAGTACCTTCCATATATTGTAATTTAATTGTTCCTTTATTTGCCGTAGTATTACCACCTAATGTGTTATTGGCTACTCCAAAGTTTCCATTAAAATACGATAATGTGAAGTTTACGTGAATAGTATTTGACGTAGCTTCTTTTCTATCTATCGACCATTTTTTAAATATTAAATCTGTATATTCTTGGACACTCATATTTATTTCAATAGATTTCGATCTATTTCTTGTATCAATAACTGTAACTATAAATTTAGAACTACTCGGCTTTTCAAAAATTCCAGGATTATCCGTAATGCTATCATTGCCATTTTGTACAGTATAGATATTGATACTTGCCCCAGTTTTAGTAGAATATTCCGTTTCAATTTGAACGTTACTATTGCCGAGTATCATTTTATTTTCATTACCAGTTAATACTGTAGTTGTAGGGTTTATATCTTTAATTGATTTCAAACTTAATGTTGGTGTATACTCTTTCATTTTAACGATACATGTTTGCTGTGAATCGCCTATCTTGGTTCCATTATTATATGTTTCGCAAAAAATTGTAAGCGAACCACTTAAACTTGATGACGTAATATATCCATAGAATTCTTCAATATTTGGTTTCCAATTATATTCCGTACCTATACTTGTTGCTAATAGTTTTTTCGATTGTCCTTGATATTGATAATATAAATTATGAACAAATGTATTACTCGCTCTACTGACACGTATTGTCAAACCATCTTCAACATAAAAATCATAAATAGATATTGTACTAGCTCGAGGTATTGTATAACAAGAGAACCAAGATGTTTCAACACTGCCACTGATTGGTACATATTTATTTGTCCCTGATTTTATCCATCTCGCTTCTAATTTCGCATTTAAACTACCGTCTACTTGATGCCCAACTTGTATTGTAGCACTTACATTTACAGACTGATTTTTATTTAATGATTTTACAACTGTTTCATTAACCAACATACCATTTGGATATGTGTTATTATCATAATAATAGATTTGTAAAGTATGATTTGAGTTTGTAGAAAATGACGCTGTTCCAGGGGCACTTATTGTGCCATTAATATAAATATTACTTGTATTGTTTGCTATATTCCAAGAATCACCTACTTCATACCCCTCTATTGATAATGTATATCCATATTTGCTGGATGCAGGTGGATATAGTTTTGTATTATTTGCAGCCATTGTTTACACCTCTTTAATTGTTTTCTAAATCTTCTAAATCTTCTATTAAATCTCGTAAATAGAATTCACTAGTAACTTTTTCACTCTTTCCATTTCTAGTAATAGTTCTTTTCATTGTTTTCATATAACCTATTTGGCTATCACCTGTTACAATTAATTTCGCAACACCAGACCCATTATTATTATAAATAGCTAGTAAAGTATCATAGTTTCGCACTTGTAACCCATTATTATCCAATGTTGCATTATTTTTATCGGTATTTGTTAAAATGTGTAATCCGTCTGTTTGAAAGTTATATCCCATGTTTGTTATCTTATCGGTATTATTATTCAATTGAACTTTAAAACCTTCTAAATCTAAACTAAAACTATTTTGTACTTCTTGAATATGATTTATACTATCTTGATTAGATTTAGTTGTAGCGTCATTTTCGCTTTTTGTGTAATAGTTGTTATTTAAATTTGTATTTATAGCATTAATGCTTGTTATTGTACCTGTTATTCTCGAATTAGCTCTATCAATCGCCAATGTTGCATTAGAAACGTTTTTCGACAGCTTACCAGTACCATTATAATCATAATCACTTTCAACATCTGTCTCAGCATCCGCGCTCAATGTTGTTTTAATATATCCACTATACGATATTATACGATTAAGAGGATATGTCAAATACTCTTCATTTTCCATATTAACAAGTTTTATTAACTCATCCCCATTTAGCCATACATGCCCAATTGTTTCAGCTTCAAAAGGAAAGTATTTTAAACCAAACAAGCGCTCTCCACCAGCAATACCCAAACTTCTAAGTTCACTTGTATATAATAATGGGTTATCCATTATCCTTAGTTCATGGACACCATGTTCCAAAATATCAGCACTATCTTGTACTGAAAATGATTCACCTTCAACATTACTTAGTCCAACAGTTACTTTATTTATTGCACCATATTGTTTATTTTGTGTAACTAATGAATAATAATTATCATTGTCAATTACATCATAATTATTTGTTACAGAAGTTTTTACACTAAAATCAATATAACATTTGTTGTCCCATCCAATACGAACCCACGAAAATGCTAACATACCAATTGCTTTCATGACATCTCGGCAACTATCACCATTTGTGAATTGATTGCTAGTGATAATGAAACTATTATTGGTAAAATCAGTTGTTGCGAGTTCTACACCAACTTGTTTACATGTATATTGAGCTAGCCATAAGGCAGTAATTGGTTCGCCGTTTTCTAGTAATTCGTCAAACGAATCTTCATATTGTTCGTCCGTATAAGAGCTATCAAATTCAGCATTAAATAATGTTGTAAAATCACTTGCTGTAAACTTTGTAGCATCTACTACTTCGTCGTCATCTGGCTTTTCAACAATGAATGTTCCCATTGAATAGAATGTGGTATCTTTTGGATATGGATCATATACGAATTGTTCTGGTGTTAGGTTTGTATTTTCTCTAACAGAAAGTCTAAATGTAATTGAACCTTTTTGTCCTACACCAAATGCTATAAAAGTTCTTAAGCCTAAATCTTCACTTGCAAATGTTTCTACAGTAGAACGAGTTTCTATACGAGTATCATTTGGTAATAAATCAGCAAAACGATACGTAATACTTTGTGAAAATTGTACGGGATTGTTATTTGGCAGTAATGATACGGGTAATATACTACCTGTACCAGAAACGTCTTTTATTTCCGTAACAATCGCATAACTCGTATTTGGTTTTAAATCTAAATTATGAGTATAGTAATTAAAATATTTTGTACTTGTTCCGTCTGTGTTATCATACTCGACTGTTATCCACCCATTATTATTTGCGGTTACGCCATTTGTTATCGTCTTTGTATTTTCGAAATCATATAACTGTAAACCTCTACTAAATTGTTTAGAACCTATATACAAATCAATATATTTGTCTTGAACGGAAAAATCGTCTGTAATATTTTGCAATTCACATGTTAATTCTCTTGCGACAAATCGTCCAATTATTCCATATTTTTCCAAGTATCTCGTTTCATTGTGTTCCCATGATTTTACACTATCGTATCCCGTAATTGTAATACTATTATCTTTATCGGCTTTATCATATATAACCATTTTTGTTTCAACAATAGAACCCTGGTCTAAAAAATTTTGGATATCTCTTTCGTTCATATATTCACCTACTAATGCCCAATAAGGCTAAAACTATTTACTTGTAGCATACGTTTACCATCTAAAAACACAGGTTTATATCCGATATCATTATGATAATACGTATCTGTAATATAAGTATCACTATCATCATCATATGCTTCTATTGTCAAATACATACCTTTTCCTTTTTCTTTAAATCTTAACGCATTGGAATATACTCTAAATTGTTCAGGTGTCATAGGTGGGAAAGTTAAGTTTATTTTTCGTCTAATATGTGGTAATACTTTTATTGTCAATTTCCCACTTGCGACTTGTCCCGAATCTGCAACCTGAATAAGATAGGGGAAGAATTCATATCCTTCCCTAGATATAGCAGGATCTTGGAAAGTACACCCATTACACTTCATATAATATCCTTTAAAATTACTCATGATTCCTCCTATACATTTATCATATTTTCACCAGTAATGTTGGCTTGCCTATTAGCATAAGTTAGTGATTGCTTATACATTGTTTTACCACCAACATTAATGATATTAGTTGTTTCTTGATTTTTAATTGTATCGATCAATTCTCCTATTTTTGTAATAATTTTTTCATTATTATCATCGTATACTTTATTGTTAACAGCAGGGTTATATTTCTTTGGTACAACAGCCTCGTCTTTATGCAAGTGATATAAACCTTCATATTCGATTTTATTTGTACCTGTTGCTAATTTAGGTATTTGTGGTACAGATAATAAGTTTTCTTTCCATAAACCTTTAAATGGGGAAATGCCAAGGAAACTAATATTTTTAATCTTATTTAAAATTCCATTAATAGAGTTAAATGGCACAGCGATAATTTTATTTAGGCCACCAATAATGCCATTTACCACGGTTTTAAATAAGTTTCCAATACCATCTGTGATACCGGTAAATATTTTCCCACCAGTTGAGAATACATTCTTAACTTTTGTCCATGCTTCACTAAATTTATCTTTAAACCAATTTGGAATGTTACTAAATACATTTTTAATTGCATTAACAACTTCTGTAAAGTGGCGCTTAATATTATCAATGCTAAATATTTCTTTAATATCACCCATAATATTAGTAAATTTCTCACTAATATTATTACCTAAGTCCGTGAAGATACTCTTAACACTATCCCAAATTCCAAGTAAACCATTTTTAAGACCTTCGACTAAATAAGTACCCATTTCCGCCATTACTGTACTTGGCGAATGAATGCCAAACATCTCTTTAAACCCATCTATAAATGGTGAAACTACGTTGTCATATAGCCATTGACCAATTCCAGCAATAGCATCTATGATACCTTTGAATAATCCACCGATGATGTCGCCACCACATTCATCCATTTTTTCACTGAAATAATTTCCAATGTCTGCTACCGCAGTTTCAATAAATCCCCATAATAATTGCCCCATGCCAGCAATAGACGCACCTAACAATTCAACCAGTTTAGATACAATTCCTGCCCAATCTATGGATGCAATGAAATTCCAAATATCCAATCCAACTTGTTCCCAATTGACATTTTGTAAAAATACAAGAGTAGAATCTAATACGCCTTTTATTCCATCATTTATTAACGTAGCCAATGCATTCCAATCAATACTATCCCAAGCCCCGTTAAATCCATCGGCAAGACTTATACCTAAATTTGACCATAAATCTGGTGTGCTAACGAATCCAGCTAAAGATTCTACTACACCATTAAATTTTCCTGTTAAAACGGCTCCCAATTGTGTAAAATCAACATTATCCATTGCATTAACCAACGCAGTGCCAATACCATTACCAAATGTTCCCCAATTTGTGCCATAAATGAAATTATACAATGCACTAACAATAGCTTGTAACCCTTGCCCAACTTTTGAACCTAGTTGTTCCCAATCCATGCCATCAATTAATCCATTTAATAAATCACTAAAATTTGTTCCAAATTGTGCAGCTTTTTCAATAATCTCGTCAAAATTGATTAGCGCCAAACCCTCATTGAATTTTCTTGATATTTCCATACCAAGTCCATACCAATCGTTATCTTTTATTTTTGCCATGAAGTCATCTAATGGTTTGGTATCAATAGTATCAATTGTTAATGGCGATAATGTATCACTACCTTTATCGAAATCAACTACATTTAAATCGTCGAACTTAGCAAGATTCCCTAATGCGTTCTTTGCGGATTTAGATTGTGAATCTAATGCTTTCGCATTGGCTCTAGCAACGACATCTATCCCAGTCAATACTTTTATGAAATTTACAATATATGCAACGGCAGTACTAAATAGCGATATCAATTTTTCTAAAACCGGTGCCATTATACTACCTAATACAGCCCAGTTGTTCTGTAGGGTGTCGCTTAATGCAGTGTCATAATTCATATATTCACTAGCAGCTTTTCGTATTGCAGTAAATGCGGATCTTGCACCCAATAATGCTAAACTAAATAACTTAATACGATTTACAACATTCTTATTAAAACTTTTTAATAATGTTCCTCCTGTAGTCGCAGCAATTTTTTGGATATGTAATAATTTTCCAGCAAAGCCCATCGCGCTAGAAATCATAGATTTTAAACCTTTAACTCCAGCACTGACCAAACCTACTAATCCGCTTTTTGCAGTAAATGCTCCGGCTTTTATTCCTCCGCCAATAGCATTTTTAACACCACCCATAGCACCTTTTAACGCATTAGCGATACCTATTCCTAAATTTTTAAATATGGCCTGTACTTTCTTCGCAGCATTATCTGCATTTTTCCACATTTCATCAAACGATGGTTGTTCTACAGAAGTGGTTGTTTTTGTTTCAGTCTTTCCACTTGTTTTAGGTTTAGTACCACTACCTAAATTACTTATACTTGTATTAGCATCATTCGCTTTCGCGGATATTGCAGTCAATTTATCTAATATAGTAGTCATGTTAGTTCGTACAATTGCAAAGTTAACATTATTGATTTTATTAAGATTTGTAGTTACTTCATTAGCTTTTGTAGATATATTATTCAACGCTTCTAATACACTACTTACATTAGTACTACTTAAAACGTCATTTAATTTTTCCAATTTTGAAATAAGATTGTCTATATTTGCAGTGTCTTGATTAGCTTGAGTATCAATATCAATTGTCAATTTATCTATTGTTTCAGTTGCTATAATCAATCACCTCCATTATTTATCTTTTTGTTTATATATTCTTTGTAAACTTTTTGCCCACATATAAGCCTTTAATCTTTCATTTTCCGTTTCTTGTTCAATATTTTTTTTGTTTTCTTCTTCTGTCATAAAAACTTTATGCAAATGTGGCTTATCTGTATATGGTAGAGGTTTTGAAGATTTTGAAAAAGGACGTAGTATAGGAGCGCATTGTAAAATAGCCTCGTATACATACATCCCTTGTTCCCACATAAATTCGTCTTGCGACTTTAGTTTTTCTTTATATGCTTTAGCATAATAATACGCTTTGTAGCAATCATCATACCAATATTCGTCATAAGTCATACCATACGACATATATATAGGACACCATTTATCAAAAATCTGCCCTAAGAGCGTAACCTCTTCTTGCGATTGGGTATTATCTATTTCCCGCTCGCTACGCTCCAATCGATGTTTCCCTCATCGTCATCTAATAATGAATTGTAACATTCACTAATCATTTCGATCAATTTATTAACAAGTACGTCTTTGTTTTTCATATGATCGTAAATTTCTTTACGTAATCCATCACTAGTTTTTCCATGGTTCTTTTGAAAAGCTCCAGAGAATGCTAGTTCAACCATTGTCATAGGTTGAGTGGAGAATTGTGATAATGAAAATCCTTGATTTTCTAACATCTTAATCGCCATTCTATTATACTCTAAAACATAAGGCACGTCCTTATAAGTAAATTGTAATTTTGTGTTCATTTCGTTCTTCCTTCCTTAATTATTCCCTATCAGTTGGTTTAGCATAAAATGCGGGTTCATTCATAGGTGTAATGTAATTTGTAGTTTCTAATGCAGAACTTACAGATGTTTCTGGTAAGCCCATTGCACTTGGTTTCCCTACAAAATACATTGCTTCTGTAAGACCAGGGATATCAATCATAAACCATGTTCTCTTTTTAGCTGCTATGCCAGTTTCATACGCTTCACATAATGTATCCCAAGTATCAACTAATGCTTGAGTTAAATTGAATGTAAATTCTAGTGAACCACCTAGGTCTTTTAAACCTTCTACGTATGTTTTATATTCTGTTTCATTTAAAGTTGTTACTTCGATTGTTTCTGGAGCAGGATTTAAACTAGGTGTAGATTTTACTCCAGGAATATCAGTATATTTTGTAGTAGGTCTAGTCCCAGCTGTTTCTTCTACAGCATATCTTAAATGAATACCAGCAGTTGATAAGTTTATAATAGTATTATTCATATTATTTCCTCCTATATATTGTATGATTAACATTGTCAACTCGACAATTATATGTTATGTAGCCTGTTTTTATATTTGTATCACTTTCGTTAGCAATGATTGGAATATTCCCAATACGACGCAATGCTTTATAACGATTTCCTTTGAAATAAGTATCGATTATATTTGCGATAATTCTTACATTTTCATTTGCACTTTTATCCTCGGTTTGTTCACAGCTAATTGCTATTCTATAACCTAAATCAGTTGCAAATTCACTGTTTTCTCTATCGTATTCATTATATTCTTCTGCTTCAACATTTTCAATTTCTTCAATTGTAATACTTGGATATCGTATATCTGGATATATTTCATAAATTTCTTTAATCAATATATCTGCATATTCATCATTATATTCACTATATATTTTCTTCATTGCTGAACTATCCGCAAACAATGCACGCAAATCATCTCTAATTTGGTATACTAATGTCGTCATTTATTATTCACCATATTTTCTTTTGCTATTCGCTTATAATTATTCTTTATCCAAACGCTTCCGTCATACATAAAATGTCCACTTGGATGTCCACTCGTACCACGTTTTCCATTATTGTATTGGTTAGCGACGTCTTTAGGTAAATACCAATAATTATATCCACTTTTGATAAAAGTTGAACTAGTTCCAATATGTGGCTTGGTTGCATTTACACCTGTGCCATATTCGTCGAAAGCTATACCTTTTCCTTCACCAACTATTCTATAACCTGCAGATGTTTTTTCTACATAAAATTTTGGATCAGGGTTAGTTTTTTGAAATGGCAATTGATTATATCGAGAAACAATATAATCTTTCCCTTGTTCCGCAACTTCTTTAGCAATTACATCTTTTTGAACTTGTATTTGCTTTTTTACTTCTTTTAATTGCTTAATGGCATTATTAATACTAGACTGATTTAAAGTTATGTTAATTTTTACCATTTCGGTTAAATAACATTACTTCTAATTGATTAATTGTTTCTATAGGCTTGGTTTCTACTTCATAATCCGCATCTTTGCATAAGACATCATGCTCTTTAGGTGGTGTAACATAAACATATACACGATCACCTTCATGATATACTTCCATTCTATCTATCCATTTACCAGCCAATAGAATTTTATCGTCAGTCTTTATTCTTAATCTTTTAGGGTAATCCATACCCATCGCCAATAAATCACTTTCACTATTTGTTGGGGCATAATTTTCATATATTGGAATAGGTGGTTTGTATTTTGTAATATTTCCAGCTTGATACTTTTGGCATACATAAATTAATTTTTTATTTCTACGTTGTGTTCTCATGTTTACCTCGCTAAAGGTATAATACCATTTAGAATATCTTGGGGATAATCGCCATCCCCAGCATATATTCTTTGAACACCATTTTCACTATGTGATGTTTCACCTTCAACACCAACTTTTGATAAGGCGAATACACATAATGGGACGATTAAATGCTCATATTTTTTATCATAAGGTTTATCAGTAGTGGGCTTGAAGTTTCTTCTATCGTTTATTACGCCAATGGCTTTGTCGATTTCTTGTTCTAATACAGAATCTGGTGGCATTACAATTTCTCTAAATGTTAGTTGGTCTTTTAGTTTTGCCACTAAAGTTGTATTTGTCATAACCTCACCTACTATCTATTTGTATAATTTCTATAAGTCTTTTTGTCGTCGTTTGATATTGTTTCACTTTTTTTATTAGCTTTAATATATTCTAAATTAACAGTAAGCCAAGTATTGACATTATTAACTTCTAATTTTTTCCCATTTGGTTTAATCTTAATGCTTGGGTTATCATACGCATCAAATTCTATTTCAATTTCTTTGAAATATCCTTGAACTCGTACAAAATATTTATTATCAATTTTATATATCATACTTTCACCTACTTTTTTAAATTTGATTTAATTTGTTCCTTTTTTATCGTATCGGTTATAATAGTAGCTTCTTGGAAATCTACTTTAGGTTTAGAGGGTGATACAATTGTATACCCTCTATCCTTATATAGATTTTCATAGACACCTCTTGTTACAACTATTTCTTTTGTTTTGTTTGGGTCTGTTATACGCATTATTATACGCCGTTAGTATCAATAATCATTATCTCGTTAGCACGTTCAAATGATGGTAAACCAACCATTGATACTTTCTCCTCGACATTTACAGGATCTGTTGTGCCATAAGTTGTTACAGCAATACCTGTGTCTACTATTGCAACATTTGCATAATTAGAACTAATTAAATCACTTTCTTCTGGTGTTGTACCTAAATGTGTAGCACCTAGTGCACCATCTGGTAACAATACTAATGTGTCATCAGCAATATATTTAACAGCTTTGCCTTCGTCGTTTACATAAACGTTGTCGTAAACATAAATTTCAATATCAGTTTCGTCATAAATGTATTGTAATGCTCTTTCAGTTGAAATACTCTTAATAGATCCACCTGCTGATACATAAATAGAATTTTTAATACCTTCGTTCTTTCTTATGTCTTTAGCTACAGAACTATTACAAACACCTCTTGTAATTGTAACACCTTTTGATTTCATAAATTCTTTGAACTCTATTAAATCTTCGATGATGTCAGTCGTTGGATTTCCCCAGTCAGCACTAACGGTCTTAGTTTGATCTTCTTCTAAGCCATAATCATATGAATACTTTTGGCCATTGCTTTCTAGTTCTAGTTTACCAGTAGTTAACACTTCCATTCTCATTCTTTCTAATGAAATTCTAGCAGCGTTAATTAAAGTAATTTGGTCATCAAATATTTTAGTAAGTATTTGATCTATTAATGCTTTGTTATTAGTTTGCATTAATGTATTCAAGTCTTGACGCATTTCTTCATCAACATACATTGATTCTTTGAAGAATGGCATTTTAGTAATGAATTTCTCTAAGCCTGGTCTATTTCTACGAGTAGATTTACTATCGTATGCACTTAATTTTAATTCAATTGGTTGATCGTATGCACCCTTAATCCATTCGAGTTTGATACCTATTTCCTTTTTATTAGGGAATAAAGTTTCACCAAGATATGGTTGAGTGTTTACATTTTTTTCAATCCAATAAGCAACTATATTATTTGCGGATAAAAAGTCAAATAAAGATGTTTTCATATGCTAGATTGCACTTCCCTTCACGAATATAATATTCTTTAATGCAGTTTTTGCTGCATCGTCAATTAATGTTACAACTGATGCATCTAATTTTAATAGATCTACACAACCAGCTAATAGAATTGTAGCATTATTTGCTCCAGCAGTTACATCAACATCATGTAATAGTACAGCTACAGCGTTTGAAGTACTAGCAGCTCCACCTGAACCAGCAGTTGTTTTAGCTTTTGCCATTGCAGTTCCTCTAGCAGTAATATCACCGGATAATGGTGTCCCAGCTTTTAAGATTTTTTTACCATTTACAGCAGCTACGTCCGTATTAGTTACTCTTGCTGGCAATGCAATATAATACGATTCTTGACCGATTAAAATGGTATTTCTTGTTTCGTAGACATTTGTCTTTTCGATCATAAACTCTCCTCTTTCTAATGTTATTTCATTTTACCAAAATAGGAAGTTGTCGGCTTTGCCATACTCATCTTCGCTAATTTAGTTCCTAAATTTTCATCTTCTACTTTTCCAGAAGAAGCGTTACCTTTAACTTTTCCCATTTCGCCTAGTTTATCTTTAGTTGCATCGTTCTTACCTTTTTGGTAAGCATTCTTTACAGCTTTAGCGAAATATTTGGCGATTGTATTTGCATCTTCGCTACCAGTACTTGCAATACTATTTAAAAATTCGTCATATTCATTATCGCCATCTTTTATCTCTAAAATAGTTTTTGCCTCACTGATTGTAGCAATAGATTTGTTTTTATTGTTTTCGGTTTCTTGTTGCTTTACAAGATTTTCTAGTTCTTGTATCCTTTGGTCTTTAGCTTGTTCAGCTTCTTGCTTTTTTTCATCATCTGTCAATTTGTTTTGCAATGCAACGTCTTTGTCATGTAATGATGCATTTAGCTTATTAATGTCAGTGTTATATTTATTTTTATCAACATAACCACCTTGATTTAAATCGACTAACTTTTTTGTACTCAATGCACTATTAATTTGTTCGATTGTCATACCTTCTGTGTAAGAATCTCCTAAAAGTTCTTGTAAATTCATAAAATCCTCCTTTGTGGTGTTTTAAAGGTGTTCTCTCACCTGCACAACTACTTTCTTTAAAGGTCTAACTCGAAAAGACCAATTTATATACACCATTAAGCGGTGGCATTTTCGTCTACTTTTTGCTTATTTTTATTGTATTCGTTCATGCCATCATTCTTAACGTTTGTATCCGTATTCTCGCTAGCATTATTCGCGCTAGCTTCTACACTAGCTTCAACAAGTGCTTGGGCTTCTTTTTCAGCCTTAGCTTGTTCACCACGTGCAATTACTTCATTTATACGAGTAGTTAACCCACTCATTTCTAAACAATCTATTGTTGCCAACTCACCAGTACCAACTAATGTACTAAACGCCTGTGCTTTCGATTGTAAGTTGTCTGTTGTATGTCTACCAATTGTAATATTAATATCCATTGCTTTTGTATCTTGACTGATTAAATTCAATAATTTTAATATTCTTATTGCAACATCTAATTGTTCTCTTTTGCCTTTTTTGAAGAATAATTCTTTTAATTTAGCAACTATTTCAATATCCGTCCAACCGTTTCTATTTAAAACGGCAGTGCCAGTATCCCCACCACTTGCAGTTTGTCTATCTGGAATACCTGTGATAATTCTTAATTTATCTTCCAACCATTCTCTAATAGCTTCTAAACTAGCACTATCAACACTTGGCGAGATAAATTTTGCATCCGCATTAGCACCTTGATTACCTACCACAGTCAACAATCTATTTTGCTTGATTGTCTTTAAGCTTGTTTCGTCATCTTCAAGTTCTGTACCAACTAATACCAACAGACTTCGTATAGTGTTTTCAATGTCATTTAACGAATCACTAGCTACAATATTTATAGCGTCCATTACACTAATTGCTGGTTCCCAATCTCCTGTCATAAATAATGAATTTTCAAACATAGAAATTGGGTTCACACCTATTACGTTGTCAACTACTTCGTCAATTGTTGTATCCGTACCATTTATTGTGAATACATAATCATCTGTATAAACAATATAAATTTTGCCATCATTCTCTGTACGAATAATGTTACATGACATAATTTTCTTGTTATTCATTTTTGACGAATAAACACAGAACGTATCACGTGGGTCTAACTCTTTATAAGTAATTGGCATATCTGGGATATTATCTTTCGATATATCTTCACTCGGCAAAGTGATTTGATATGCTATACCACATATACTCATATATGTTAACGTATTAGTATCAGTAGCAAACGCTCCGACATTGTCATAAATATCCCCAATGGTTGATACATCTTGCGCTTTATCAACATTCTTTTGCACTAATTCAACAGGATTACCTAATGTATATCCTGTGATTTGTCTTGTTGTAGGGAATGCATGATTTACAACTGTTTTATTATTTATATGTGATGTTTCTGGTTCTGGACGATTTAATATGGTTTGTTTCCCAAGGTAATAATCAATCAAATACTGACAATCTTGAGCGTTTTTTCCATGATATGGTAATGCTTTACTTAATACTTCTAAAACATTAGACTTATCTACGTAATCATAATCTAGAATTATCTTTTGTCGACCACGATGTAATTCGGGTTCTAACATAGATACAATCTTGTTTGCATCGTTCAATCTCATCACCATCTTTACACATATTTACGACGAATATTATATCATGAAATATGAATGTTGTCAAATTCATGTAAATTTACAAATATTTGCTTGCATTTATCGTTTTTGCCTTACCGACACCATAATTATCTAACACATTCGTAAGTAATCCTGCAAGACTATCCGGTGCATCATCATGTTGAGTTCTTTGAACCGCTCCTTGCTTACTCGACCAATTATATAGATTACGCATAAAATCATTATATTGCTTATTATCTTTTCTAACACTTTCCGCTTTAAAATATATTTTAAATGTTCCGTATTCTGTTGCAACGCCTTTAATGTCATTTTGGCGAGACATTATTCTATCTAGCTTACTACGATTACTACGTGCTTTATGTGTCGTGATATTCGCATGATAATTTTTCATTTTCAAGTCGATATTAACCAAATCTGCATAAGGTTTACCACCATTATTTTCTTCAAAACCCGCTCTTGTAACACGATGCTGGATTATCTTATCACGTACTAAAGGACGAGTTTCGTCATCACCCATTTTATTAACGAATACAACATCTTCGATGTATACTTCTTGACCATAAACATACGCAATAGGCATTGAAAAATAATCTTCCCCACCATGCGCAACATCCGCATACGCACAAACACAATCTGGTTCAGTATCCGGTTTTTCATAATAAAAACTAAGTTGATCTTGCGTAAACGGCCTACCATCACGTTCAATTGGTTTCATTAAATACTTGGCACTGAATATAACAGGATCTTCACTCATTTCCAACTGATGATAATATTCTTTACTGAACCCCTTACCATAGTCATACATGAAATTACTTTCCCCATTTTCATCATAGCAAGGCACCGAAATTATTCTAACTCTTGGATTGTTTCCATCATCACCATAAATTTGGATTAATCTACTTGTAACATCATGGATACTCCAAGGCGTATTAATGTGTATCTCAGGGCATGGCCTATAAACTCCATCTTTGCCCTTTCTTTGAACTTTTCTATCTTGGATGGTACTTGTATAGGTATAGAATAGTTTATCCAATCTATCTATGTTATTCGCCGTCTCAACGTCTTTTACAAGGTCGTCGCAGTATAATATATTACTTGCTTCCGCAAGACCAGTTGTACCACCATCTACACTTTTAAACATTAACGTATGGAATCTCTTGACAGTATTCAAATCAATATATGAATATTCACTACTTTTATTGACAATATTGATTTTAGGGAATATTGCCGAAATACGATACTCCTCATTCGTTAACATATTTAAAATCTCATTATAGAACGATTGTGTTAAACTTGCACTATGACCATTTCCCAATATTGAACGTTCTGGATATAAACAAGCCATGAACAATAAGAAAAATAATCCTAATGTTGATTTTCCAGTTCTAGGTGGCATATTTACACACAAAAAATCAACTTTTCCGTCCGCAACATCTTGGAATGCTTGCACGACACCGAATTTCTTTAATATCTTTCTTCTTGGTAAATAAAATTGTTTTTCAATTGGCCTATTCCATTCCAAGGCAATCATGAAAGATTCAAAATCTCCAGCTCTCGCCCTAGTATCATAACAACTAACTAAATAACTACCTAATTCATTATCTTTTAACTCGGTTTTCCCATTTTCTAGAATATTCAACAACTCTATTGCGATTTTATTCGCATTTTCAATATCACCAATATATTCATAATGGTATTTTAAACTATCCATTACCGAGATATACGCTTTTGTCGATTTATTCTTGGCTTGCTTAATTAATTGAAGCTCTTCTTCAATACGTTTTTGCATTAATCTTAATGTTTCTTCTGGTAATGTGTCATTTATCATTTTCTCTTTTTCTCCTTGCTCTCACGATACAATCTAAATTCTCGTCCAAGTCCAGGGTCGTCCATATAGCCATTTAAATAGTCCCAGATAAATCCAATATACTTGCCAGGTATAAATGGTCTTGAATGTACATACATACGATATACACGTTTATAATCATACGTAGCAGTGCTTAATTTTTCTCTTATATGTGTTCTCATTTGATAAAATTCATCAAATGTCGCAAACAACATATCTTCTCCAAATAAATCTATTTTATCTAACATATTTTCTCCTATCGTCATCCTACCTATACTCATTGTACCATATCTATAAACAAATGTCAATAAAATGTAAAATATATAACCAACAAAAAAAGGCGATTTCTCGCCTGGGAATGGGATATGTGTATGGGTTATATATGATACTTCATATACCCAATTATTATATCACAATATCCTATTATTGTCAAATTTAAAAATGGCGGCCACATAGAGAATTGAACTCTAATTTCTGGATAGACAGTCCAGTATCGTAACCTTCGGATCATGTAGCCAATAAAAATGGGGATTTCTCCCTAATGCAATAATAACAATTATATTCAACCACCACTAACAAGGTTCTTCCCCAAGGAGCGACCTTGGATATACCTTGCCGATTTTTTGTGGCATAGCACGATGACTACAAACTTTCACGGACATAAGAAATCATTATTTATCTATTTATTTGATTATTTAAAATCATTTGCCTTTTTGAAAACTTAAGACGTCGATTTCCGCTACTTGTACTCTACATACTCCTTATACCCTATTACTAGGTTCAACGACATAACATTTCCTTGACGTCTAGCCATTACTCTTCTTGTCAGGGAAGTATAAAGACTAGATTACTCACATAATGCCTTTACTATTTCTAGGCTGAAAACATTAGCTTTCATAGTTCATGCGGATCTGTAGATGTTTTTAATCTCTATTATTGCACCACTTTATCATTTTCGTATCACTCCATACTATATTACTAGTTTACACAAAGTAACACCTCTAACCATTAAAATCTGCACTCTAATTACAGAGGTAATGATAAATCCAGCTATCATTGTATTGATATTTGTCAACTGGTTCTTGATAAGTATAACATAGATGATGGTAATTGTCAAGTTGAAAAAAAGGATTTTTTATAAAAATTTTGCTAGACCTACTCCTTTGGCGACTGGGGGGTGGATACCGTGTACCCCCAGAGGGCACCCTTCGAATATTTGGAGTAGGGAGAATACCAAAATAATTATAATAAATTAGCATAAAAAAATTAAAAAATTAACAAAAAACTATTGACTTATTTATAACGATTTGATATAATATATTTGTAAAGTAAGAAAGGAAATGATGAAAATGATATTAAAGAAATGGATTGAAAGGTTATTAGAAATAGTATTAGCAATTAGTATTATACTATTTGCATCGACAGAGAACCTTTGGATCATGATTGGTCTAATGGTACTAATAACAATCAATAGTTATATTATATTAAAATATACAAATATTACAAAAGATAATGAAAAATAAAAAAAAAGTGTTGACAAATATGACAATATATGATAAAATATATTTAGAAAATAAGGAAAGAGGAAAGAAAGAAAATGACAAAAAATGAAATTGAAAAAAAAGAAGCTTTAAAGGAGCTAAAAAATATATTGAAAGGTACTGCAAAAGACAAAAACGGCTATAGATTAACTATAAAAATTGAGCGTGTCGCTAGATCCAACATGAGTAGATGCCTTACAATTTATGCACAAAATAAAAAAGGATTTTATAATAATATTACTCAACTTGTGGCAATTATTACCGAAAATACATACACAAAGGATGGTTATCTAAGGATCAACGGTTGCGGCATGGACATGTTATTTTATACATGTTATACGTTAAATTCTGCAGCTATACAATTAGACAACTACAAAGGACATATAAAAAACAATTATAATTATCTAGTAAATACAAGTTACGTACTTGCCTAAAGGGGGTTCTATAATATGCGCGAAAAATACCAAAAATTACAAGCTTTAAGAAAAAAAGTTAAATCAAATAAAAAATACATGGCAAAATATCAAGATCTTAAAAAATTAAATAAAGACGATGCTATTTACGGATGGAGATTTAAAAACGACGACGTTCTAAATGATAATCTTTTCGATATTGAAGATTACAAGCCGGAATATTTAAAAACCATCATGTCAGCATACATCGAAATTTTAGAAAGTGTCGTTGAATAATGGGCTTAATTAACAGTGTTGAGAACGTAAGCAGGCAGCTTGCGTCTTCTCAAAATCAAAAAATAACACAAAGCAAATTAAAAGAGAAATACACTAGATCAATAACTAGTTGTACTTTTTCAATATTAGATAGTCTAGCGGATCAATATGATAATTATGATAAATTATATCATGATAGAGTAAATTACATGGATCAAATCATAAAACTAGTATACGATGACGGTTTAGAAATACTTGACGGCGGGTTTACGGTACAACATTTCCAAGATTTCAACATAGAATATGATGTCAACATGTCATTCTATTCAAACTTTGAAAAGTGGGTTAAATTCAGAAAAAGAGACGATAAAGCGATTGAAAATGAAAAAATAGAAGAAGTTAAGGAAGTCAAAGAGAATGACAAGCCGATTGACTGGTTATTTATTCCTAAAATTATAATTAGTCTAATGATTTTTTATTTATTAATAATTGAAATATGCTACTTGTTAAAATAGCGTATTTTTTTTGTGTCTCTTTTTTTTTGGAACACAACAACACAAACCACAACACAAAGCAACAGTTAACACCTTAAAAATAGGGTGTTTTTTGGCGTTCTAAGGGGTTTTATAGAAAGATAAGGGAGTTTATAAGGGAATAAAAAAGACTAGCTAAAGGCTAGTTATTGAGGCTATAACGTGTTTACGTAAAGTTTACAAAATATTGATAAAATAGTGTAAAGAATACAATTGTTTGTTTTACTAAAAGTTTACAAAATGGCAAATTTTTGTTCGCTAGTCGGCGAGGGGAGGAGTGCATATAACTACTCTACCCTATCAACTTTACATTTAATTTACACATTCTTTTTTCTCTCATTCTACCACCATTTTATAACTTTATATCTCTAGCCCTCGTCCTTATCAACTAATTTAAAATCTTTAGCATCAATAATTTTATCTTCTTTAGATATCTGATCTTTTAGTGCTTGAATGCTTTGTGAATTATTAATATTAGTTCTCTCTTGAGCACCAACAACAACATCAGTTTGATCTTTCATACCAAAATAATTCTTAGCTTGAAAGATATAAGATACCGAATTAAGTTTATTCATAGTTGCTCCTGTTTCTAACATGGTATGACAATAATCTATCATTAACTTACAAATATCATGAAAAGGAGACATTTGGTTTGCTGCATGAGAATAGATAGTATCTCTAGAAACTCCTAGATAAAATGCTAAACCTGCTATAGTTGGAGCTAAACCTGTTCTTTGAGCGGTATTAACAAATCCTTTAAATTCATCAGCAAGTTCTTCGACACTATCAAACACTCCCCTACCCTGTTGTTTTTTAGTCATATTATTAAGAGCATGGGTAACCATTTCATTAGACCAATCTTTTGTATTAGGTTCAGCAAAAAAACCTGTTGCATTTACTTGTTTGATAGAAGACTTATTACCACTTTTAAGTTCTTTTCTAGTAGGATCATTTTTTAATAAAGCATTGACACAATCTTGTTCACGTTCTTCTTTAGTTTTAGTAAATCTACCGCCACCGGAAGGAACATTAAAACAAATTGTACTTCTATTCGATTTATTATCCATTAAACAATCACCCTTTATTACTTCATTATAGCATAAAACAAAAATAATGTCAACGAATAAAACATATCGATTTAAACCATATTTTTAAGCTCACTATCAAACAAATAATAAAAAACGATAAATTATACCTAAAACAATAAAACTCTTCTAATTTAACCATTTATTTATCTCACAGAGCCATATTAACAAATAAACAACTTTGATTAATTATTTAATTAATTAAAGTAATTAAATATCAACCTAATGGCCAATGATTTAAAAAATAATCCCCCCTACCCAATTTTAAAACCAATGCAAAATTAAAAGAAAGAGTAACCGGAAACTCAAGAAACTCAAAAATACACGTACAACTGTACGTTTTTTTAATTTGAGTTCCCAATTTTAAGGCATAAGTATGGGAAAAAATTAAAAACGGAAACTCAAGAAACCAAAATTTCGTAACTTTCTATAAACCCAGTTAACACACAACACAGTTAACACACACTCCACATTATAAATAACAGTTGACTATTAGAAAATAGTGTTAAGTGTTAAGTTAACTGTTAACTAATAAAATAGAAAAGTTTATATATTTTTTAGTTTCTTGAGTTTCTTTTGGCTTATATATGCCTCAAAAATGGGAACTCAAACTGGAACCAAAGGCAACTCGGGAAACTCAAAGTGTTAGATAAAGTGTTAGATGAGCGATTTTTAAAAATTGATATCAATTATATTTATAAAAAAATATAGATTTTATTCATATTTTATGTTCAAAAATTTATGCTTGACGAGGTAAAAAAATAGTGCTAAAATGTTAAGTGAAGTGTTAGGTGTTAAGTAGTTAACACTAAAAAATGACATTTTAAGAGAGGTGATTAATTTATGAAGAAAGAAAAAGATATGGATATATTCGTTAATATATCACACAAAAAAATTCATGCAAATTATTTTAAAGTCGAATACATGGATGAGTTATTAAATGGAAGAACAATAAAAGAGCTTGCGGAATATTTAGGTATTGGATATTGTGGATTATTAGATTGTTTATTAGGATTTAGAGCGGTTACGGATCAAGATAGTAATAAATTGATATATTTATATGCAAAAGAACATGGTTTGACGATAAAAGTAGATAATCAAGATGTTCCTTTGGATGAAGCATATGATATTTTTGTGGAAAAACCAGGGGAAAATGCAAAGTTTGCGGACTTTAATAAGTGGATAGACATGCATAATAATCAATATGATAAATATATGATTGTGGATAAAGAAGGTTTGTTAGATGGAAAATCAGTGGTGGAGATTGCGAAAGAATTGAATATGTCAAGAAGTTATGTATCCCAGATGGTTAATGGTAATGTTTGTATCATGGGTGAAACAGTTGCAAAGTTATTGGTTATCTGTGATAAAGAGTTTGATGATAAATATGAATATTTCAAGAGAATAGAGGAAAATTAAATGGAAAAATTAAGATTATTAGAATTATTCGGGGGAATTGGGGCTTGTAGTAAAGCGTTGGAAAGATTGGGTATTGATTATGAAATTGTTGATTATGTTGAAATAGATAAATATGCAGTTAATAGTTTTAATGCGATACATGGAACAAAATTTGTGCCACAGGATATAAAAGAGTGGGATAAAGATGTAAAAGTTGATTTAATCATGCATGGGAGCCCTTGTCAAGATTTTTCATTAGCAGGTAAACAAGCGGGTGGAGATAAAGATAGTGGTACAAGAAGTAGTTTGATGTATGAAACAATTAGAATTGTTAAAAAGTTAAACCCTAAATATGTCGTTTGGGAAAATGTTAAGAATTTATTATCAAAGAAACATAGACATAATTTTGATGCTTATTTAGAGATTATGGAAAGTTTAGGATATAATAATTATTATCATGTTTTGAACGCAAAGGACTACGGAATACCACAAAATAGAGAAAGAGTATTTACGGTAAGTATTAGAAAAGATATTAATACAAATTTTAAATTTCCTGAAAAACAAGAATTAAAATTGAAGCTTAAGGATATGTTGGAAGATGAAGTTGATGAAAAATATTATTTGAGTGAAAAAATGATGGATTATATAGTTGCTAATAATGAAAAATGGAGTGGTAATAATGCTCAATCACTAATCAATAAGTCAGTAGCAACAACTATTAATACTGGTGAAGGGAAACGAAGATGCGATGCAAGTAATTATATATCAACTGATTTACCAGAAAATACTGATTTAAAACTTATGAAAAAATCATGTATTCAAGTTGGTCAAATGTACGGTACAAATAAAGAACCTAATCCACAGGCTGGTCGAATATATAGTGTGAATGGTGTTAGTCCTACAATGGATACATGTAGCGGTGGGAATAGAATGCCTAAAATAATGATTAAAAACAATACCAAAAAAGGTTATTTAGATGCTTATGAGGGCGATGGTGTTTATACAAATACATCTACTAAAAGAGGAACCGTGCAAAGAGATATGGTACAAACACTTACAACTTTTCAAGATAAAGGTGTGGTTGTGAGTGATAAACCTAGAAAAGACATAAAAGAGTTAGAAATATATTGCGAGTATTGTGGCAACAAATTGGAAAGAAAAAGATTTAATGATAGGTTAGAAGATTTTACAGTATTCAGTAATAGGAAATATTGCAATAGAGAATGTATGAGAAAAGATTGGGTAAAAATTGGAGATAATCACAATCAATCTTATTCAAATGCACATACAACAGCAAGAAAAATAAATGAATTAATTTTACACAAAGAAGTGTGTGAATTATGTGGTAGTGACACTAATTTAGATATACACCATATAGACGGAAATTGGCAAAATAACAACCTAGATAATCTAATGTGTTTATGTAGAAGTTGCCATACAAAATACGAGAAAAATAAAGATAAAACCAAATTACGGATTAGGAAACTTACTCCTCGTGAAGTTTGGCGACTTATGGGTTTTGACGATGAAGACTTTGAAAAAGCATCTAAGGTTAATAGTAATACCCAACTATATAAGCAAGCTGGTAATAGTATTGTAGTAAATGTTTTAGAAGAAATATTTAAAAATTTATTAAAGAAAGAAGGATAAAAATGACAATAGAAGACGTAGTAAACTTATGGAAAAGAAGTAAATATGATCAATTATTTTTACGTACGGAGCCATGTGTAAATCATTTGGGTGAATTAACATATGGTACATGTATTTATAGAAAAGATCAAACAATAATAGTCGATGGTGAAGAACGTACTATATATGATTATCTTTTAAAAAGGGATAAAAATTTAATATATATGTTTGACGAAAGTTTATCAAATGACACGTCATTAGGTTTTAAAGTGATATTAAATATAAAATAAAAGCAAGCTAGACGCATTTGCAATAAAACGATTATTTAAAAATATTATAAAAAAGTGTTGACTAATATATTAAGATATGATAATATTAATGTGGAGATAGAGAGGAGAATGATTTGATATGAATAAAATAGAATTTAGTTCATTGAAAAATAGAGAGGATATGATTGCAGCTTTTAATCAATTAAAGGACGATTATTATAAATTATCTAGAGAAAATGAAAAATTAGAGAAAATCGTACTCGACAATGAACAATATAAAAAATACTGGGATAAATATAAGGCAGATATTTGCGAAAAAATAAACCAATGCTATTTATCAGAAAATATTATGTCTATTTCAATAAAAATTGAAACAGAGAATTAGGAAAAGATGATTAAATGAAAAAGAAATTATTAAGAATACCATCACAGGTATTCTTGGCAATATCATTACTATTATGTTTAGTATTATTTATATCAATAATTATAAACTATAATAAATCAATAGACACATATTGTAATTATAATGGTTATAGAAGATGGAATTCTTATTGGTCGTTTAACGATTGTAGACGTTCATTTTTATGGAGGTTATTGAGATGATTGATTGTGGTAAATCACTAACTATAGACGATATAAAAAACGCTATAAATCGTTATAGTGGAGAAAAATTATGGGATTTATGTATGGTTTTTAGTATCCACCGGAATGATGAAGAGATATTTCAAAAAGTTAATTACGAATTTGTGGAAAGACTGAAAGTTAAAGATAAAAGAATATATATACATGAAACTAATGTGTATAGATTTACGGAAAAAAATGGAAATTTTATTGGTTATTTAGCAATTGAGGAAGTTGGAATATTAAAACAGAAGATACCCAACAATACATATCTAACTTTTGACGGAATATTGGCATATAATGTAAACATTGTAATAGAGTCAAAGTTCGACGTTATATATGATTAGAAAAGGAGAAAAATAAAATGGATGAAGAAGAAAAAACATTAGGTATTAGTCCTTATTGTGTTATGATTTCGGCAGAAGAGTATCGTAAATTAGTAGAAAGTAATATGAAAAATGAATATTATAAAAACAATATTGAACGTTTAAATAATGACTGTTTAAAATATGAAAAACTTTACAACGACTATCATAAGAAATCACAACTTTTAGCAAAGCATTATAATGATTTAGTATTGATACTCACTAAAGGAGCTATACATCCAAAAAGTGGATATGAATTTAAGGATGATGAAATTATTGATAAAGACAAATTAACAAAAATAATTAATGAGAAATATGTTATAGGGAATATATTACAATTAGATGAGCCTGATTTATTTATAAATCATTTGGTTAGAGAAGGAGAAGAGAAATTTTATGAAGAGTAAAAGAGGAGATAGATTATGCTAAAAATAAAAGAAATATTATTTAAAACATTAATGAGTGATGGCGAAGAATATGACAATAGATATTTATTTAAAGGAAAGTTAGATGATTTGTTAAATTATCAATTTACAAAATTAAATGAAAATGATATCATTGAAGAATTAAAAATCAAAATTAAGAAAGATGATAATATTTATTATAAAAAGAGTGGCTGTGGTTATTTCATAGTATCTCAAGAAAATGATTATGTTATTTTTATGAGTGGTGTCCCAATGTGGTGGATAGGTGATGAAGATTTAACAGATTATTATGATGATCTAGAATGCTTGATAAAAGCAGGAATTGTTGAGAAATCGAATGGTTTTGGTATCAAGCAAGAAGAGAAAGAAAAGAAAAAAGAAATCTTAGATAAAGACGAAAAAGAGTATTTAGAAAATCTCTTAAGACCATTTAAAAACAAAGTAGAATATATTCAAAAACTTTGGTTCGATTCTTGTCATAGTTTTTTAACAGTCGAAATGGGAAAAATATATGAAACTTTTTGCTTGCCAACCTTTGAAACAAATAAAATGTATAAAGGCATGGAAATTGGTAAGGAATATACATTAAAAGAACTAGGCTTATTTGAAAGTGAGGATAAATAATATGAAAGTCGTATTCCTCGATTTCGATGGCGTTATAAATCGTATGGAATTAGATGTAAATGGAAAATTAGTTACAAAATATCCAGCTGATGGCATTGTCAATAATGAACAAGCTATAAGATTTTTGAATGCATTATGTAAAATGGTAGATGCAAAAATAGTAGTATCTAGTTCTTGGAAAGATTGTTGTGATACTAAAGCAGTATTATATAATAGTGGGCTAGATCATAATATCGAAGTGTTAGGTAGTACGCCAAAAATGGATAAACGAAGTGAAGAAATAAAAGCATATCTTGATACTCATCCGGAAATAGAGTCATATGTTGTGTTAGACGATGATGCTGTTGATATTGACTATTTAGTTCGTTGCAATCCAGCATTAGGATTTAATATAGAAGAATTCAAACAAGCATTGCAAATACTTTGTACCACAACTTGGGCAAAACTATTGCTTTTGCTATTTTAGAAAGTAGGTAATTATGAGAACATTATTAATTTTAAGAGGAAGTCCAGGTAGTGGAAAATCTACTTGGATTAAAAAAATGGGGTTAGAACAATACACGTTATGTGCAGATACAATTAGACTTTTAGTACAAAGTCCTATGATTGTTCCAGATAAAACGTATAGAACAATTAGTCAAAAAAATGATAGTTATGTATGGCAATTGTTATTTGAATTATTAGACAAAAGAATGGCAAGAGGAGAGTTCGTTGTTATCGACGCTACTCATAGCCGTTCTAGTGATTTTAGTAGATATAATAAATTATGTGAAAGATATAGATATCGTAGATATTACGTTGATTTTAGCGATATTCCAATTGAAGTTTGTAAAGAAAGAAATGCCCAAAGGGAAGATTATAAAAGAGTACCAGAAGAAGTCATTGATAAAATGTATTCTCGTTTGAGAACCCAAGATAAAACGAGTGGTTGGGTTAAAATTGATCGAGATAAGTTTTGGGAACAAATTGGTATGAAATTGTTCGACATGAATAAATACGATAGAATTAATATTTTTGGAGATATTCATGGTTGTTATAATCCTTTGAAAAAATATTTTGAAGAATACCCATATAGCGAAAATGAGTTTTACATCTTTTGTGGTGATTATTTAGATAGAGGCTTACAGAATAAAGAAACATTATTATTCTTAATGGATATGGCTAAAAAGAGTAATGTTTTAATGTTAGAGGGAAATCATGAAAAATGGTTACATTATTATGCAATTGACGAACTAGAAAATATTCATTCAAAAACTTTCCTTCATAAAACTATGATGGAAATAATGGATATTGAAAAAAGTGATATTCGCTCATTCTATCGAAAAATAGGACAAGTCGCATACTTTACATATGATGGACACAGATACATTTGTTCACATGGCGGTATAAGTTATTTACCAAATGAATTACAGTTAGTTGCAACAGATCAACTTATAAATGGTGTTGGTGATTATAATGTAGATATTGACGAAATATTTGACGAAAATATGAAAGATACGGATATTATTCAAGTCCATGGACATCGTAATACATTCGATGTTAATGTTTCTAAAAACAATAAATCAGTTAATTTAGAAGGTAAAGTTGAATTTGGTGGAAATTTAAAAGTTCTTCAATTATCAAAAAATGAGTCATTACATGTAGTAACAATGCAAAATGATTATTTCGGTACACCGGAAGAAGTAAATCAATATCAAGAATGCCGTACCAAATTAAATATCCCTGTTTTAGAGGCATTAAGAGGCAGTAGAGACATTAAAGAAACGGAATTGGGTAATAATATCAGTTCATTCAATTTTACGAACCATGCGTTCTATAATAAGCATTGGAATGAATATACATGTAAAGCAAGAGGGTTATTTGTAGATACAATTAAAGACGAAGTAGTTGCAAGAGGTTATGAAAAATTCTTTAATGTTAATGAACGTCGTGAAGTTGAACTAGAGCATTTATTAGTTAAATTTAAAGACCAAGGAAATATAGTTTGTTATAAAAAAGAAAATGGATTCTTAGGTATTATGTCGATGGTAAATGGTGACTTGTTCTTAGCAAGCAAATCAACGAATACAGGACCATTTGCTGACATATTTAAGGAAATATTTACGAATAGTAAAATAGATAAAGAAGAGTTAGTTAATTATTTACAAACAAATAATGTATCATTAACGTTTGAAGTAATTGACCCAGAAAAAGATCCACATATTATTAAATATACGGAACCAAAAATTGTATTGTTAGATATTATTCATAATAAATATGATTTTGAAAGAGAGCCATATGAAGAAGTTGTAAAACTTGCGAAAAAAATTGGTTGTGAATGTAAACATATTTATAAATCATTTGATAATGTAAGAGATTTCCATAGATGGTATCTAGAAAATACGAATGAAAATGATTTATCAAAAGAGGATATTGAAGGTGTTGTTATTGAATGTAATGGAATAATGACAAAATTAAAATTCCCTTACTATAATTTCTGGAAATTAATGCGAAGAGTAAAGGAACAAGTTCGTCATGGTAGTCGTCCTGATTTAGCAAGATTATACAATGCTACGGCAAATTATTTCTACGCGTGGGCTAAAAAACAAAGTGAAGAAACATTAAGCAAAGATATAATTACTTTGCGTGAACAATTTTATAAGGAGAATGAAAATGGATAGAGATAAATTTATAATGGATAATTTACAAGAGAAATATGATTATCTTGTAAATAAAGGATATGATGTGTGTGCCTTGTTTTTACAAGGCAGCCAAAATTATCAATTAGATATATATGATGACGATTATAAAAGCGATATTGATGCAAAAGCCATTGTGTTACCCTCTATTGATGATGTTGTGTTGAATAAACAAGCTGTATCAACAACGATTGTAATGGATAATAATGAACATATTGACGTGAAAGATATAAGAGTTATGAAAGAAACATTATTGAAATCAAATATATCTTATGTTGAGCTTTTATATACGAAATATAAAATTGTTAACCCAGAATATGAAGATTATATAGAAGTTTTAATAAATAATCGTGATAAGATTGCGAATATTAATAAAAATCAATTTGCAAGATGTATAAAAGGCATGGCACTAGAAAAAGAAAAAGCCTTAGAACATCCTTATCCGACAATAGTTGATAAAATTGAAAAATATGGATATGACCCAAAACAATTACATCATATCTTACGATTAGCAGAGTTTGCAGGCAAATATTTAATTGAGAGAAAGCCTTTAGAAGAATGTTATGTGTTTGATGAAGATATACGTGAATATTTGATAGATATAAAAAAAGGTGGGTTATCTTTAGTATCTGCAAGAATAATGGCCAATGCAGGTGTTACGATAATTAGTAATATTGTGGATAGGTACATAAAAGAACACCAACCCGAAACAACAGATAAAGAAACATTGGATTGGTTAAATTCATGGACAGCATCTTTAATTAGGTATTCATTTATAGTTCAATTACAACTAGGTATTGTAAAATCTACAGTGGAAGTAAAAGATGATGATACATATAAGGTTAAGAGAGTAATAACCGCTATACAATCTATGATTTATGATGGGTATGATTATAAAGGTGAAAGTTATATAGCAACGGGACGAGATAGTGAATTTGGTATAAGAGCAGAAGTACTATTAAATATTCTAGGTGAGCCATTAGAAGATCCCGAAGAAGAAATTACCCATTTGGTAAATAACGAAAACAAAGAATAAAAGGAAAATGATTATGATATGTGAATGGTTAAGTGCGTGTCAACGCATATGGTTTGATATTGAAATATACGTAAAAATAATGATTGGAATTATCATGTTATTATTTATTCTATCTTGGATAGTAACGGAAGCTGATAACAATCATATTAAAGGGAAGGTTCAAGGTAATATAAAATCAATAAGAAAATTAAGAATAAGAAAGGAAAAATAACATGGTTGAAGAAACATTAAAAATAGGTATGATTATTATCGCTTTACTTATTATATTTCTAGGATTAAGTACAAGAGAATGAATTAAATATTTGGAAGGAACGATTTATATGAAAAAAGTTATAGAAATTATTATTTTAGCTATTGGTTTGGCTATATCACTATATTTAGGGGGTTATTTATTATTTGGTGGGGCAATACAGGCTATTAATGGTATTCAAAATAGTGTACCAATAGACATTATACTTGGTATTATAAAAGTTGCGTTTTGTGAACTAAGTGCAATACCATTCATATTTACTGTAGCGGTTGTTATTATGATTGATGAAGATTAAGTATGGTGATTGACGTGAAAAAACTCGATGAAGTCGATTTTTATCTAATGGATTTGAAAAGTAAATTTAATAAAATAAAACCTAATACATATTATTTATCATATTCTGGTGGAAAAGACAGCCACTTCTTGTATTGGTTTATTAAAGTTTATTTGAAACGAGATGATATAAAAATTGTAGGATGCAATACTTATATGGAACATCATGAAATTTTAAAAAGGATATTAGAGAATAGTGATATTGTGTTGTATCCTATATTAAAACCATTTGAGATTAAAGAGAAATATGGAATACCATGTTTTAGTAAAGAACAAGATTTTTATATTTATTATTATCAAAATGCACTGAGAAAAGGTAAAAAACCAAGTAAAACAATACAACAAAAAATAGATGGTACTTATGATAAAGGTTTCAGCGGTATTAGTAAGAAAGCTAGAGAATATGTAAAGAGTGAAAAAGCTCATAAAATTACGCATCTATGTTGCTACTACTTAAAGAAAAAACCATTTCATGATTTTGAAAAAAAGTCCGGATTAAAACCTATTTTAGGAATACGTTCAACTGAAAGTTCGTTGAGAAAACAACAATATAAGTCATGTTTTACTAGTAACGGAAAATTTGTACCAATACATGATTTGACAGATGAACTTTTGGATAAAATATACTTAAAATATGATATTGAGATTCCTGAAGTTTATAAGCATGTAACTAGAACTGGTTGTATGGGTTGCCCATATGGAAGTTTTAAACATGAGACTGAAAAAGAATTAAATCTTATAAATGATAATCAAAGAAAATTTGTTTGTGAATACTTTAAGGAAAGCTATGAAATATTAGGTATAGACATAGAAAGGAAATAAAAAATGGAAACATTTGGCGATTTGATTATGCTTATATTATTTTTTATTGGTGGTATAGCTTTCTTGTTTCTTGGACCATATGTCATTATGATTGGTATGAATATGATTGAAGATGGTATTGATTATGGCGAGCCATTGAGTATACTTGCTGGGCTTAGCTGGATTATATTGTATATAGGTATAATTATAGTCTTTATGTCAGTTATTCTTAGCTAAATTAACTGAATTACTTTGAAATATAGTATTACACAAAATACTATATTTTTTATTGACTAATATTTATAGTTATGATAATATTATGGTATAGGAAGGTAGGTAATGAAAATGACGGATAATATTGAACTTCTTCATGGGGTAGTGGTATTAATGCTAGAAATGAATCGACGAAATGCCCTAGAAAAAGGAAATGACTTAGACGCAAATGTGATACGAGAAGAGCTAGATTCTATTTTAGACGGAGATATGAGTAAGCTGTATGTTTATTGTGATGTTTTAGAAGATATTTGCAAAAAAGCAAGGAATGATATCCTAAAATATTCAAATCTATGATATAATAGATATACTTTGCGAAAATAGGTGATAGAATGGAAACGGTATTTAAGAGTATAGATACTTTAACAAGAGACGAATTGCTTGATAAAGAATTTATACCAAGTATTTATAAAAATTACCAGGGGGAAGAAAGAGAAGCTGTTATTAATGAAATTTTAGTAGTAGCACGTAAGGAAGGGGTTACGAGACTTATTAAAAAGGTTATTGATAGTGAAGAACAAAACGCAATATATGAGGCAAAGAGTGAAATATTATCATTAATGAAAATTGGTGTTAATAGCTTACCTGAATGTACTATTGATAATTATAATCAAGTTTTAGAAAACGACCCGTATATAACGAAACATGTACGATATAATTTATTTACCCAAAAGTTTGAATACTGGAATGATAACCATTTTGTAAATAATTGGAATGATACGAATGATGCTGATTTTATAAGTTACATTGAAAAAAATTATGGATTTTATAATTTACAAAAATATTGTCAAGCATTTTCGTTATTATCAAAAAGTGTGGCATATCATCCTATAAAAGAGATTATTGAAGCAGATAAATGGGATGGAATAAGTCGCATTGATAATTTCCTTACCGATATAATGGGATGTGATGCTGACGATTATTCTAGAGAAGTATCTCGTATGATATTTTACGGAGGCATATCTCGTTTATATAAACCAGGTTGTAAATTTGATTATATGCCAATTTTAATGGGAAAACAAGGTAGTTGTAAAAGTACTATTGTCAGTTGGTTAGCATTAAAAGATGATTATTATCGTGAGGTGTTATCCATTGAAGGCAAAGACGGAATGGAAATATTAAGTGGAGGCTGGATGTGTGAGTTTAGTGAATTACTTGCTATGGTTAGAGCTAGAGAAGTAGAATCATTGAAAGGATATATTACAAGAACTGTTGACACATTTAGACCAGCTTATGGACGTCATGAAGTATCCAATCCTCGTCATTGTATTTTTATTGGTACAACCAACGATTATGAATTTTTAGTTGATAAAACTGGTAATAGACGTTATTTACCTATTGAAATCAAATTACCGAAAGGTTCTCTTTGGTTAAAAGAAAAGGAAACAAAATCATATATTTTACAGTGTTGGCGAGAGGCATTAGAACTTATGAAACGCCATGAAACATATTTGGTTATTCCAAAACAATATGACGATATTGTAGCGATGCATCAAGCTAGAGCGACAGATGACGATCCTAAAGTTGGTATGATTCAAGAATATCTTGATAAAAAAAATCTAGGAGATACAGTATGCGGAATGGAAATATATACCAATTGTTTTGGAAATTTACAAAAATCATTTAATCGACAAAGTTCTCGTGAAATATCAATGATTATGAGAACAATGAACGACTGGAAGAGAATGGATAAGACAATTCGCTTTGAAAATTATGGAAAACAAAAATATTGGGTAAAATTAACATAAAGTATTGCATTTTAAAAAGATTTATGATATATTATAATTGAGATAGATAATATGCTATCTTGTCCAAGTAATATTTTGGATTTCAGTAATTTTCACTTTTCATTGGGCTACATAGTAGCCTAGTGGGTAGATATTTCATATCCCCCAACCGATTATCTATCTGCTAGGGTGTTATGTAACACCAAGATTGCCTACCTCCAATTAATTTTAAACTTAGAATGAAAAATTCTAAGTTTTTTTGTTGACTTATTTCATAAGATATGATAATATATGTTTAGAAAGGAGATAAAAGAAAGAAAATGAAAACAGTGTATTTAAAAATTAATAAGTTAACCGAACAATCTCGTCAAATGAGGGAATTAGCGGGTAACAAAGATGTAAATTTTAAACAAGCGGAAAAAATAAGAGAAGAACAAGACAAAATTTATAATAAATTAGAGTTCTTTAAAAATTTTGTAAAAGTAAAAAATCAATTGGAGGGGTAAAAGTATGATTTATAATAAATTGAATAATAAACAAAAAGAACAAGTAAAGGAATGGTATATAATGTCAAAAACAACAGATACCATTGAATACTTTTGTGAAAACTATATCACAGAATGTGCAAGATGTGGACATTTAATATTTGATTTCTGGGGAGTTGAGGAAAATGAAGAAACAATATGTGAAAAATGTAAAAAAGAATGTGAAAACGAAGAAGAAATATCATTTGATCCGTTCGATAAAAAACATGATTATGAAATGGAAGGTGGATATTATGACAGAACGTAATAAAGCAAACAGAGTTAAACAAGATGGTATTGTAAAAAAGATAGAAGTCGCAATTGCATTATTAAATCAAATAGATCAAAGTTTTGAAGCAATTGGTAATGAGCAACAAACTAATGACCAATTAATAAGTGATTATAATCATTTAATTGAAGAATATGAACTACAAGACAAAGCAAGATTACAAATAACTTATAAGCTATCAACATTATATGATCAAAGAAGAGAATTAAAAAATATTTCAATGTTAAAAAATACTTGGAATAAAAATACGGATAAATTGAGATATTTGGCAAGTAGAGGTACGATAATGGGTGAAATTAAGAAAACGCTAGACCATCTAGATAAACCTTATCGTTCTAGAGTAATGAGTGAAGAAGATAAGAAATTATTATTAGATTGCGATGAAAACGAAGAAAAACCAACTAAAAGTACTCGTGGTAGAAAGCCACTAGGAAACCAGGAAGAAATATTAACTTTACTTGCCAAAGGAAATAAAGTAAAAGATATAGCAGCTGAATTAGGAGTGCCTATATCTCGAGTTTATTCAGTAAGGAGTAAGGCTAAATGTCAAGATTCGCAGAATTAAAAAGATTATACATAGATAAAGGGTTGAAAATATTTCCTATTGCAAAAAATGGAAAAGCACCCTTGATAGAGGCTTGGCAATTAGATTGTTCTACAGATATTCCCCAAATAGCATATTGGCTTGAACATGCCAAAGATTGTAACTGGGGTATGCCATGTAGTGAAAATAATATATTCGTTCTAGACGTAGATCGCCATGGTGTTGATGGCATGGAATCTTTGAAAAGATTATTAACTGATTTAGGAATAGACCATGTTGACCAAACTTTATTTCAAAGAACTCCTAGCAATGGAATTCACTTAATATATAAAAGCGATGACGAATTAAAGCAAGTCTCAAATAGTAGTAATTCTTTCCCTGGTTATCCAGGAATTGACATTAGAACAGATGGATATATTTGTGTCTATCCAAGTGAAATAAATGGTGTGAAATATGAATTATATAAGAATGGTGAATGTGAAATTGCAAAAATGCCACCAAAATTAAAAGAATTTATATTATCACAAAAACAATTAATAAAAACAAAGTCAAAAGACGCTTATGTTAAACCAGATGTTGTTGAAAAAGGTAATAGAGATACAGAATTATTTACTTATATAAATCATTTGTATTTTACAACGAGATTATCTAAAGAAGAAATAACACTATTAGCAAACGATTTTAATGAAAATGTCTGCGATCCTAGTTTACCAAAAAGAACAATCACATATAAAGTAAATAAAGCTTTTAAAAAAGATAGAGCAAAATGTTTTTACATTTATGTTGGCGAAGATGAAGAGGAATAAAATATGCAAAATATGAAACTAATAGACTTGTTAAAGTTAATAGCAAATGGAAAACAGCCTAAGAGAATAAGAATATATGGCTATATTTATGAATACGAGAATGATAATTATATACGTAATGGTTATCATGAAATAGGTGCGGATATTAGTGTTTTTTCAGTCAATGGTGATTTGAATACTAATGTAGAAATAACGGAGTGGTAGTAATGGCATGTAATAGAGAACAAAAAAGGAAATATACTAAGATACATAAAAATGATAAGAATGCTACTTATTGCTGGTATTGTGATATAAAGACGTTGTCGAAAACAGATAGCGATTCCAATTTATGTTGTGAATTATGTGGAAGAATGAAGAAAAATAGAAAAGAGTTGTTGAAATAATGATTGATAAAAAAGAATACTTATTAGATTTATTAGGTAATGCAGAAGACTGGGTGGTAAATGAATTTGATGAGGGATTAGAAAAAACTAACATTTTAACAAAATTGGCAGAGGCAACATTTTGGATAACTTATTATTTCGAACAGCAAGATGAAAAATATTAGAAAGAGGATAATATGAAAAAATTAAAAATTAAAGATAAAATTGATTTGAATATATTGATAAATAAATACGGTTTTTATCTTGATACCAATGAATGGTATTTATATGATTGTACGGATGGTTTTATTGAGATATCACCAGTAACGAGAATTATAAAGGTTAACTCTTGGGACTGGTATCCTATAGAGGATATAAGTATCTTATATGATTTAATTGAAAATAATTTAGTCGAGGTGGTTGAATATGAATAATAAGGAATTAAAGACATTGATTGAGTATCATTTTGATAATGTAAAAAGGTTATGTAAAGAAAGTGCCTATACTATAGATTGTTTAGTAGCGGATACTTATCTTGATTGTATTGTAAATCTATTCAAAGGTAATTCGGCAAGATTTGATGCTCTAGATAATTTAATAAAACAACTTATTAAAGAAAGAGATAGACTTGTTGAATTACGTGAAATTGGAATTAAAAATAATAAGAAAAGGAAGGATTGATTAAAATTATGAATGAACTTGAAATGATTGAAAAATTATTAAATGAGATGGAAGAACATATTTATAGTAATGACGTAGCAAATGAATATATTCGTATAAAAGTAGGGAAGGAACTTTTTGAAAGACTTCGAGTTAATAATTGGTTATATTTTGGCTTGAATCCCTACTACCCAATTTTGCATGGCATTACTGTTAAACTTGATAGGTATTTACCACCTTATGAAATACAAATTGATAATGTACGTACTGGTTATCATATTAAAAAAGATTTATCTTGTATTGATGATATAGTTCCAAGAATAACACCTCTAGCAAATTATAAATTACCTAAGAAATATATTGTTAATAAAGATGCATGTGTCTTATTTTGGAGTGATAATAATCATGATAAAACGGTTGTTAGGAGAGCTAAAGATGACGCAGTAGATCCAATTAAAGCTTTCCTATGGGCATATTTTGAACATAATTGTGGATTATCAAAAACGCAAGCTAATAAATATTTAGAAAAAGTTGAAAAGGAGATGAAATTATGAAATCCGCAGAAGAATTATTTAAAGAAATAGGATATCAAAAAGTCAATAGATATTCAAATAGGATTTCGTATGAAAGGGTAACACCAAAAGGTGATCTTGAAGCTATTGATTTTCCTTTAGATCAAGGACAAAACCCAACATTTTGCTGTTTTATTAATAGCAAACCTAGTTATGTTTATGTAAGAGAACTTCCAGCCATAATGCAACAAGTAAAAGAAATGGGTTGGATAAATAATGCATGAAGAAAATAGATTGATAATAAAACAATTGAATAAATTTGGTAAAGTACCAGAAACACAGGAACTACTTAAAATGATAGAAACATATGAAACTCAGCAAAAAGAATTTATAACATGGTTGGAAGACAACATAAAACGTGCCGAAATGTTTTATCAATGTCATATGGATACAGTTGACGATACAGTAGTAGTTAATTTAAAATATGTTTTAGAAACATATAAGGAAATAATAGGTATTAATAAAGAGGAGAATAAAGATGAGGATGAATAATAAATTAATAGGAATAATAGATAAGACATTAGGCTACGGAAAGGAATATGTTGAATACGTAAAGAAAAAAAGATTAAATAAAAAATTGAAAGAAGAATTAGAAAAAGATTTAAAAATATTAAGAAAAAATGGAATTATTAGTTAGAAAGGACTGATATTATGCTTAAAATAAGAGATAACGTGGATTTGAAAGAATTAGAGAAGTTTGACATAAAACAATAAAAATGTTATAATGTATATAAAGAGGTGCATTATGAAAATAGTAAAATTAGAAAATAAAAAATTTGGAAAATTAAAAGTTATAAAATTTGAATATGCAAAAAATAATAAAAAATATTGGTTATGTAAATGTTGTTGTGGCAAAGAAATAATAACTAATTCACATAATTTAATTAGTGGTAATACAACATCTTGTGGTTGTTCAAGAATAAAAGAAAAACAATTAATTCCTAGATTATATAGAATATGGACAGGAATGAAAACTAGATGTTCAAATCCTAATAGAAAAGAATATAAAAATTATGGTGGTAGAGGAATACAAGTTTGCAAAAAATGGTTAACATATAAAAATTTTTATAATTGGGCTATAAGAAATGGTTATAAAGATAATTTAACTATTGATAGAATAGATAATGATGGCAATTATGAGCCAAAAAATTGTAGATGGATTACTATACAAGAACAACAAAAAAATAAGAAAAGGAAAATCAAAGCCGATTTAGTTGTAAAGGTGGAGGAATAATGAAAAAATATCGAAGACTACAAGGTAAAGATTGGCATTTGGTCAAAAATAGTTTTAGACTATTATATACTTATAAAAGTGATAAAGGTAATATTAAAGGTATATACACAAATAATAAATATAAGATAGTTCACTGGTTAAATGATGATGAAAAAACTGATTATTTACAAAGTATAGAAAGAAGTGATAGTGATGAATAGAGAAATGATATGTAAAAATTGTAAATATCATTATATAGAAGAAATATCTTTTGATTATCCACAAAGTTGTTGCTCTAAAAGAATGGCAACCACTGAGGGATGGTGTAAGTGCAATGATTTCGAATATAGTGATAGATATATTAAACAATTACAACAAGAGAATCAACAATTAAAAATGATAAATAAAGAATATGAAAGGCTTAACAAAGAAAAAAATGGAGGTTTTAAAATAACTAATGTTCAAGAATATAATATAGATGAATTGCTAAGTTACAAAAAGTATAAAGATAATTGGAATAAGTTAAGAGAATATATCAAAACTGAAATACCAGAAAATGTGTTGTTTATAGATACTGAATGGTTTGTTTCAATTTTAGATAAAATGCAAGAACTAGAACAAGGGAGTGATAGTAATGTTAAAGATTAAAGATAAAAATAATTATGAAACAAAAGTTGCTACTATATATGGTTATTGTGGTGCTAAGTATGAAGAAAATTTGAAACGATTTAGAAAAGATTTAAAGAAAAAAGGTGGATATATAGATGGAGTTATAACAATAAGGTCGATAGTAATATATCGAGAGAAAGTTGAGAGTGATGAGTAAATGAAAGCAAATTATGTACATAAAGATACTTTAACAGCAACTGATTATGTTGAATTAAATAAAAATAATGAATTACTTATAAGTTATAATCAAGCATTATTAAAAGAAAATCAAGAATTAAAGAAACAACTCGAAGAATATAAATTACAAAATATTAATTTAAGAGCAGATATTATGATAAAAAAGATGGCGTTGCCTAACGAACTAATTAAAGACAAAACTTTTTATGATTTATATGACATGCCTGTTTATGAAGAATTGTTAGAACAACAAAAAGAGTTTATAAAATATTTAGAATATGAAATAAATATATGTGATAGTTTTCTTGATACTATTAAAAGTGATTTGCAAGAAACACCTTATGGAGTAATATCAGCGAATAAAGATATAACAACTCGAATAAAAGAAAATGAAACCGCACATAAAGTTTATGAAGAAATTTTACAAAAGTACAAAAGTATAATAGGAGATATAGATGACAAGATATGAATTTGAACAAAAATATCTAAACAAAATGGTAGAAGTTGTATTGTTTGATAATAATATCTTTAAAGGCTATTTATATTCAACTAATGAGTATATGAATAAAACAAAATTATTAGATATGAAAAATTATTATTTTGTAGGCAATGATATAAGAGACCATGGTTTAAGGTTTAGGAAATCACACATAAAAAAAATAAGGTTGGTGAGTTGTTTAAGTATAAATAAATGCTATAAATTAGGAGATGATAAATAATGAAATTAGAAATATGGAAAGATGTTGAAGATTATCCTAATTATCAAATATCTAACTTTGGAAATGTCAAAAGCAAAGGAAGATATGTTAAAGTAGAAATTAAAAATCAAAAAGAATGTTTAAAAAAAGAAAAAATATTAAAACCTCAAATTGACATAAATGGGTATAAATATGTAAGATTATATAACGGAGGTAAATGGAAATATTTTAAAGTTCATTATTTAGTGGCTAAAACGTTCATCCCTAACTTTAATAATAAACCAACTGTTGACCATATTGATAGAAATAAACAAAATAATGAAGTATCTAATTTAAGATGGGCTAGTTATGTTGAGCAAGCAAACAATAAAGATAAAACTAATATTATTGAAAATATGAAAAAATTAGGGAAAAAGAAATATCCTAATCGTGCCGAAAAAATTAAACAATATGATATAAATGGAAATTTTATTAAAGAACACAATTCTTCAAGAGAAGCAGGAAAATTGTTAAATATAAGTGAAAAAACAATTAGTAGTTGTGTTAATGGACATAGCAAAACCGCAGGAGGGTTTATATGGAAACGTTAAGTGTTGGAATGTATGTTAGAACTAAACATAATGGTATTGGTGAAATTGTAGAATATATAAATGACCCAACTCATTATTTCTTTAAATGTTACAAACTTGATAGAAATTGTTTCAATCGTGAAGAATATATAACAGAACCAGATGTTATAGGAGAACCAAGCCATAATCCAATAGACTTAATAGAAGTAGGAGATATAATAGCTACCAACAATTTATGCGGGCAAATAACTAAGATTGATAAAGAACATGATCGAATATGGACAACATGCTACGATGGAGAATATTGTAGTAGTGATGATATCAAAGAAGTATTAACTAGAGAACAATTTAAAGCTAGTAGTTATAGAATAGGAGATTAGATATGAAAATGATTAGGGTGATTAAGATATGCTTAAAATACATGAAGAAAAATTGAAGAAAGTTTTAAAAAAGGATGACAAAAAAGAAAAGCTATGATATAATATAATTATATCAAGCAAAATTGTATATCGTGCTATTATTAAGTAGCATAGAGTAGGCATTTAATGCGTTCTTCGTTCAATGGTAGGACTATGGTCTCCAGAACCATCGATTAGGGTTCAAATCCTTAAGAACGTGCCAATAATTGATATGAATGTCTATTCTATGGTGCTTAATAAGTATAAAATAAATATATAGCTTAATTGGTAGAGCCTGTATTGTGTGGCTGGAAATATACTATTTAATATCACAGCCAATGTACGTTCGATTCGTACTATATTTGTTTTATATTATTATGTATCATCATATATGAACGGCTTTCTGCAACCTCTTATCATTAATAGTGATATAATTAAAGTAGCATTTAATTATACTGTCAAAGGAGGTCAGTTCAACTATGAACTTTAACATTGTAACTACCTTAATAGGTAGTGCACTAATGATATATAAAAACTATATTTGGATGTCGAGTCATGGTTAGTAGTGAGTTCTTGGCAAAACGCAACGAATTAAACTAAGCGTAATGTTTAATTTAAATACCTTTATATCATTAGTGCAGTATCTATTAATTTAGATACTATGAATATCATTCATTTTCTTTCAAAGAAACACAGATATCTGTGTTTTTATTTTCCACAATAAAAAGCACCTCTCGGTGCCTAATGTGTTGAAAGGAACGAACGATAACAACACATATACATTTTACAATAATTTCTAAAATATGTCAAATTTAGGGTTGACTTATTTGTGAAAATTTGATAATATATTGGTAGATAGGAGGAAAGATATGATTGATACTGAATTATACAAAGAAATCAAACGTATACTATATGAAAGTGGTTTAAGTATTAGAGGTTTTTCTACAGTAAAAGGCATACCGCATGGTTGGTTAATTGAATTTCTAAATGAAAAAAAGCCATTTAGACCATTACAAGTTAAGACTAAATCAATGCTTAACAAATCATTAGGAATTTCGTTTGATATAATGGAAGATTATAATAAAAAAGTATTGGAGATGAAGAAAAATGTATCATTGTAGAATTAAAGATTTGAGAACAAATAAGATATTTGAAAAAGATATACCTAGTTATGAATTTGATGCTTTTCAAAGAAAATGCAAATATTCTAAGAATATCAAAATAATATCACAAATGAAAGTGTGGTAGAATGGGACTTCAACAATATAAGATTGGTAAATCTTGGGAACAAGAGATAATGGAAAACTATTCTAAACAAGGATATTGTACTTTTAAATTATCGACCGACATTGCAGGTACAGTATTTGATATTATTGCAATACGTAATAATAAAGCAATTTGTATTGAAGCAAAGCATACTAAAAACACTAAGCTGTACTTTGAAAATAGTGGCTTACGACATAAAAGAGATGAGCTTGATAATTTTAGAACAAAAGGTAATAATGAAATATTAATTTTCATTAAAAGCGATGTTTTGGGGCAATATTGTATAACATGGGACTCGGCAAGACTATTGTTTAAATCAAAAGGATATCTTGATTTGGAAAAAGATTGTGTATGTATTAAAAGGAACGAACGACATTGAAACTATATATAAGTAATGTTATTACAATAACTGATTACACAAAAGATATTGAGTTATATTGCAAAAACAATTTGACTTTTCCTAATCCGGATTTTGAAAAACGAAAACGAATGGGTTTTTATGTAGGTAATATTTCTCGATTTATAACAGTTTACTCAAAATATAACGATATGTATTATTTACCAATAGGCTCATTCAATGATTTATGGAAAATTCATCCTATTACGGATGATTGGGTTGATTTTAGCAACGATAAGCCGGTTAATGTAGTTAGTAATATAAAATTACGAGATTATCAAGTTCCTTGCTTAGATGCCATTAAAAAGTACTATAATGGGTTATTCATATTACCAGCTGGGACGGGTAAAACTTTAACAGCATTGGCGTGTTTTGGTGAATTAAAGCAAAAGACATTGTGGCTCACTCATACCCAAGATCTATTAAATCAGGCAAAAAGTGAATGTGAAAACAATATGGTATGTAAAACTAGTACAATAACTAAAGGTAAATGTGATTATAGTGGTGATATCGTATTTGCAACTATTCAAACGTTATCGAATGTAATTGATAGAGAAGAGATTCCACAGGATACGTTTGGTATGGTAATTGGTGATGAAATTCAGCATTGTATTATAAGTGGTGAATCTGTAATGCAATTTCAAAAATGTATGAATTACTTTGCAAGTAGGTATAAATTGGGTTTGACAGCTACGTTGCATACTAGCAATGGACTTCACAAAGTAATACCATACTTAATTGGCGATATAATATATGAATTGAAAAAAGTTGACGATAAGTTAATTGGCATCTATGAAAATAAAAATATAGTTAGTGTAAATGCAGCTGATTTTCAAATTCCAGCTCGAATATATTATATTTATACTAATTATAATGTAATGGGGAAAGACATATTCATGAATGATAATCAAACTGTATCGTTTTCAAAATTATTAACAGATATTGCGGAAGATACAGCTAGAAATAAACTGATATTGGAATTATTGTCTTATTTAAAAGGTTCTACAATTGTTGTAAGCGATAGAACCAGTCAATTGAAAGAACTTGCTAGTTATTTTGATAATGCGTTTTTTGTAGATAGTTCTACTAAAAAAGCAGAACGTGAAAGAGGGCTAGATCTAGTTAGAAAAGGTGAAATAAAATACTTGTTTGCTACCTATAAATTGATTTGTGAAGGTTTTAACGCCCCTATATTAGAAAATTTAGTAATGGCAACGCCTGTAAAAGATTTAAGAATAGTTATACAAAGTATTGGTCGAGTTCAAAGACCTTATAAAGGTAAAAAGTATGCGAATGTTTATGACATTGTTGATGATGTTGGGAAATTAGACAAGTTCCTAAGAGAACGTAAAAAAATATATAAACAACAAAACTATGAAATAATGGGAGGATAGTTTATGGAAGAATTTAAGAATTATAAAGAAAAACAAAACTATTATAAAGAATTATATAAAAATAGAGGAAGCATCTTTTTTGCTCAACCGCAACCTGCGAAAATATATGATAAAGCGGTAGGAAGATATGTTTCTGTAAAAAGAATAAAGGGTAGAACATATGTTAAAGATGAAAGTGAGGTAAAGTAGTATGATAGAGTCTCTTATATTTGCTATAAAATTTTTGGGTTTGTTATTTGTTGTATTGTTTCTAATAGCTATTATAGTTGGTATTGTTAGCAGCTGGTTTAGCTGGTTTAAGTCACAAGAAAGTAATGCAGAACGCGAATTAGAATTATATTTGACAGCGCTAGAAGATGAGAAAAATCATAAGGAATAATAATGACATTTGATGATTTACTAAATAGATTATGGTTCTTCGATGCGGAATCATTTGCACATGATAGTTTATTCGTATTTAAAAAATATACAACCCGAGAAGAATATGTAGCACATAATTGTAGCGCAAATGAATTGCAACAATTTATTGATAAAAATAACCCTATTTTATGTGGTTATAATTCAAATGGATACGATAAATATATCTTGAAATTTTGGCTAGCCGGAGCTACACCAGAAGAGTTACGAGAATTGAGTGATTATATTGTAGGTGGCGGGAATGGTTGGGAAGTCCCATGTGAAAATGTGAAACTTCCTATAATCTGGGATTTAATGCCATGTATTGTACCTAGAAAATCATTAAAAGAATTAGAAGGTAATTTAGGACTAAACATTACAGAAACAACAATCCCTTTTGATTTAAAAACAAAATGGACAGAAGAACAATTTCAAGAAGTATTATATTATTGCCGATGTGATGTTGATGCCTTGTTCCCAATATTTGAAATGTTGAAACTTAAATATCAAGCTAAATTTGTTATTGCAAAAGTAGGAAAAATGGATCCTGCGGAAACTCTTGGTATGACAGATGCGAATATAACCGCAAAATTATTAAATGCTACTCAACATACATATAATGATTGGTTCAAATACCAATATCCAAAAGAAGTACAAAAAGAAAAAATACCAAAAGAAGCTTTAGCATACTTTGACAATTTGATTGTCCATAATGACTTAAATTATGAAATAGATGCACCATGTTTGGATCTAACTACTATTGATTTTCAAATCGGCATCGGTGGAGGACATGCTTTTGTTAAAGAAGGAATCTATAAATACGATAGAGGAAATGATTTGAAATGCGAGTTTTAGAAAATTGGGACGTGTCAAGTCTATATCCTAGCTTAGTAACTATTTATGGATATTCAAGTCGAAGTCAAAAAGATAAGGATGGTTATGTAAAAATATATAAAATGCGTTTAGATGCGAAACATAACAGACTTAATGAAGAAACTTTAAGAGAATTAAATGTAACAAATAACGATTTAAAAAAAGGATTAAAGTTACCAATCAATGCTTATACAGGCGCTTTGAGAGCGGTATTCAATAAGTTATATGATCCCTTACAAGGTTTTTCAATGTGCACTACTGGACAATTATTTATATTGCAATTGATACATGATTTACAACAAATACCAACATTAGAAATGGTATCGGCGAATACTGACGCCGTCATGTATACAATTGAAGAAGAGCATAAAGAGAAAGCACATAAAGTCTTGAAAGATTGGGAAAATTTGACTAAATTTGAATTAGAAGAAGATAAAATTGTCAAGATTGTAATGCGTGATGTGAATAACTATTGTGAGATAGTCCAAACTGGAGATAATGATTATGAAGTTCATTATAAAGGTGGAGAATTAATACGTGGTGAACATAATTTCAAATGGAATAAGGAAAAAAAGATATTTGAATATTCTTATAGTCCAAGTTTAAAAAGCAACTCTATGAGTATTGTAAGCGAAGCATTATTGAAAAGGTTATTATTTGATATTCCGGTTGAAAAGACAATAAATGATTGTAATGATATATTTAGATTTCAAATAATATCCCATTTAGGCTCTACCTATGAAAAATGTGTACAAGAATCATCAAATGGGGATGTTGAGTTGCAAAGAAATAATCGTATATATGCTGGTAAAAAACCTAGTGGTGATATCATTAAAGTAAAATTTAATGGTAGAAGAGATAGCTTAGCAAATTGTCCAACTAATCCAATTGTCGATAATGCGAATAAACTAACTATTGACGATATTGATAAAACATGGTATATTGAATATGCTAATGAAAAAGTTAATGATTTTATGGGAATTAAACGATTAGAAGATTATAAAAAAGATGAATTATTAGAACTAGCGAATAAGTATGATATAGATATCCCAAAGAACATGAAAAAGAAAGAAATTATAGAAATATTAAAAGAAAAAGGAGATTTAATTAATATGGCAAAAAAAGAAAATAATATAACAGAAACTAAAATAGTAGAAGTTAATAACGATAAAGTAAAATTATTACATAAAATAGATAAACTTAGACGACTAATACAAGAAAAACAATTCGTATTAGATAAAGCAATGACTTCAAATTTAGGTGGTGAAGAATATCACTCAATTGGTCAATATTATAATGCTGTTCAAGAATTATGTATTGAATGTGGTCTAGATTTTGATTTTCAACCAATTGAAGAACTTAGATTTGAAAAGAATATCTTAACACCATCCGTTGGCGCACCAAAGCATTTATCAACAGTTCGTTGCCGTGCAACACTTACTGATATTGATACTGGTTATGAAAAACATTATATGATGATTGCAAGTGGAAGCGATGCGATGGATAAAAGTGTAAGTAGTGCATGTACATTGGCGTTTAGAAACTGGTTCAAATTTAATTTTTCACCAAAAAATAGATTTGACTGGGATGATAATCAAAATGCTGTAGAAACAGCGGCTAGTGCTGAACCAAAAGTTCCAGCATATATTCCAAAGGATACTAAAAAAGATGTAATCGAAAAAGTCGTAAATGACGTTCAATACGACGAAAAAACAAACGAAGAATTTAAAAAGTATATTATCGAAGGAATATGGGCGTTAAGAGATAAGCTTGGTGATACTTATGGAACGGCAACTATGAAAGATGTTGTCGAAAATGAACATACAACCTCTGAATTATTAGCATTAAAAGTTAAGATACAAATAAAACTACAAGAAAATGGTATTGAATTGAAAGAAAAAGGTGTAGAATAATATATGGAATGGACGTATGGGAAAAATAGAAAGACGATTGTATTGGATGCCCCTCCAAAGCAAAGACTTCGTATTACAGGGCATAGAATCGCTGCGATATTAGGGTTAGACAAGTATAAGACACCTTTTCAATGTTGGTGTGAAATAACAAAGATATTAAAAGCACCTTTTGAAGAATCAAAATATACAATTGCCGGAAAAGCAATTGAACCGAAATTAATCGAATATATAGGAAAATATTTTCCAAATGTGCAGTCGATTGAAGATTATTATGGAAATAACTTTAAAGATTATCAATATAATAATTTCAAAGACGATAGTGATATATTCGGTGGAGTAATAGATGTTGTTAGTACTGGGAATGATGGAAAAACGATATTCATGATTTGTGAATGTAAAACAACTAGTAAACCACAAGAATGGGCGAATAATCAAATACCGGTTACTTATTTATTACAAGGTGCATTATATTCATATTTAAAAGGCTTAGATACAGTATTATTTGCATGTTCATTTTTACAAGAAGAAGATTATGCTCACCCAGAAAAGTTTGAAGTAAATGATAAAAACACGAAATTGATTGTAAAGAATTTAAAAGATATATTAATACCAATTGATGGCCAATTATATAATATTCAAGACATAATGAAAATGGGTGTTGATTGGTGGAATGAATACATCGAAACAGGAATTAGTCCTGAATTTGATGAGGTTAAGGATAAAGTATATTTGGATATGATTCGTCGTTTACAACCTGGAGAAGATATGTTACTAGAGGATATGGTAACGGAATGCGAAGCATTGCAAGATGAAGTTGACGATTTAGAAAAACAATACATAAAAGAAAAAGCCGACAGATTAAAGATATTGAAACAGGCTATTCGAGATACAATGATCGAACAAGATTTATCTGGAATAGGTAGAATGAAATTAAATAGATCAGTTACAACAAAGTTAAATGAAAAATTATTGAAAAGTAAATATGAAAAAATATATGATGATTGTTGCGAAACAACAATAACATATAAATTGACAGTAGGAAAGAAAAAGGAGGAAAAATAATGTCAAAAGTTATTCAATTTAATTTAAAAGGTGGGTTTGAAGTAGTACCGGAAGGTAATAGAATTTTGGAGGTAATTGACGTAAAGATTACCCCTAGTGGCAACCCAGAAAAGATTTCTATTACAATGAAAGATAGTGAAAAAGGACAATTGATGTATAACGTTAATCTTAAAAATGAAACAAGTATTTGGGCATTTGGATTAATGTGTGAGAAAGCTCTTAATATAAAAGATGGAGAATTATTTGATGTATCTAGAAGTATGGAGCTAATCGGTAAGAAGTTAGAATGTGAAGTAAAGCATACTAAAGGAACTAACCCAAATGCTAATGGAGAATTCCCAGTATTTGCTAACGTTAAAAAAGTTATTCGTTTAGTAAACAATACTTCCGCAGAAACGTCAATAAATCCTAGAGACGCAATACTTGGAAATGATCTATAAGACACGTTGTGTCTTTTTTTTTGTTAATAAATCGTTAATAAATCGTTAATTTTTTATTCCTTTTCTCATGATAAAATTTAACCAGAAAGCGAATAAAAGGCTTTTTGAAAGGAGAGATTTTAATGTATATAGATATTTCTAATCAAATTGAAAATGATTTAGATAGTATCATGAAAGAATATATATTAAAACTCTCTATTTTTTATGAAAAAGATATTGATGTTGATATGCACAAACTACTTGATATGACAAAAGAAATAAATACATATTTAGCAGAGTGTGTTGAAAAGTCAATGAAAACGAGGAGATAATAATATGGAAGATTTAAAAGAAAGAATCGAAAAGAAATTAGAAGAACATTTAGAAAAGATTTTAGCGAAAGATGAACTAACAAATGAGGATATCATGCGATTAGATAATATGCTATATAAATTAGAACAAAAAGATAGCGATGAACGTTGGAAAAATGACATGGCAACATTACTAGATATTATTAAAAGGTAACTATGGATTACATTTTTAAATATATGATAACTCATGCAATAACTACTAACTTGGATAAACTATATTTAATGAGATCTGGGTTTTCAGGGTTACGTAGGTAGGTGATATGATGTACGGCAATCAATTTGTTCCATTTAATAATGGTTTTTATGGTCAACAGCCAATAAATAGACCACAGCCGGTAGAAATGTCTATCCCACAACAAAATATCCCTACAATGCAATTAAATAGGCAAAACGGGCTATTGGGTAAATCCGTTGATAATATAGAAGTAGTTAAAGCTATAGATATACCTTTGGATGGTTCTATTAGTTATTTTCCAATTGCAGATGGTAGTGCCATTGTAACAAAACAGTTGCAACAAGATGGTACAAGTAGAATAATTGTGTACAAGCCAATGCAAAATAAAGAAACGCCAAAATATGTTACTTTTGACGATTTGAATAAAAAATTAGAAGATATTGATTTTAGTGATATCGACGATTTAAAAGTAGATTTAGATAATATCAAAAAAGA